ACTTAGAAGCTTTAGCTTCAGGAACTACTTCTGTACCTTGGTCGCCAAGTTCTGTAAACATATCGGATGCTTCAAGAGCTTGTTTCTGTGCAGCAAAACCACTCAGAACAGTTTCAAATGCCGAGTCGTCTAGGCTGGACAGGGAGGTCGAAACAGCTTCAACTTTGTCGGCGGACATAACAGCGGCGAGTTTGGACTTACGAGCGTCCAGTTTAACGGTGACAGCGGCAGCTTCAGCAGAGGCTACAGCTTCTTTCATCTGGGCAACTTCTTGGAGAGCGGTAGCCAGAAGGGTTTCTTTTTCAGCAAGCAGCAAAGAAGCAGCTTCGAATTTAGAAGTAAGATCAGAAACACTCAATTGAGCGCCCTGAAGTTGTTCTTGCAGTTCGGCAAGTTGAGTCATTTCTAGAGTTTCCTCAGTTTTATTGAATTGGGCAAACAGTTTGGTTTTTAACATACCACCTTCTTGTTTTTGAGCTGTATCAGCCAAATGTGTGTAAAACTCTTCAAGAGTCATAACACGGTCAGCTAGTCCAAGCTCAATAGCTTCTTTTGGCAAGAAGGTACGCGCCTGTGTGGACTTCACTGCTTCTACTGACAAGTTGCGATGTTCTGCAACGAACCCAGTAAACTCTTCGTAAAGTGTGTCAACTTTACCTTGAATATCTTCCAAGAACTCTTTACGGAAACTACCATCAGCGTCAAATGGAATCTTGTCATCACCAGCAGAGATAAAGGTACGTTCATAACCCTCTTTCTCAAGTGCTTTGGAGTCATTCATCAAACGAACCAGAACACCAACACTGCCAACTTCTGAGCTTGGAGCCATGATCAGTTCATCAGCAATTACAGACAAACCATAGGCTGCTGAAGCGGACAGACCATCTACATAGGTGATGATACGAACGTCGTTTTCAGTAGCCAATTTGCGCATGTAACTGGCAGTTGGCATCATCTGGAAAGCTTCACCACCACCACTAGAAACACTGAATGCAATTGTCTTTGCACCACTGTCTACAAGATAAGTGAAGTCTTCTTTAATCTGCTGGTAAGATGCACCACCACAATCAAAGCCCATCATAGTGACTGGCTTGTAACTAAGTGGACCATCAATGTTCAGAACAGCAACCCCGATATCTTTGTTAAAAGAATATCGGGAATTGCTTTCACGGTTATCTTCAACTGCTGTATCTAGTTTGAAGTCTTCATTGTTTCGTTCGTTAAGATATTGAATAACAATTTCAAACGATGCTGGGTGCATCAAGTGAGGAGTATTGCAAATCTTTTCTTTCAGTCTGAGAAGACTGTGGGCCATACAGCCTCCTAAACGTTTTCGTTATTTGATGTGGAAGAGTCGCCTGAGCTACCAGAGTTGTTACCTGTACCAGATGGAAGACCTTCTGTCATTCCTTGACCGGAACCAGTTTCCATTGGACTAAGCATCTTAGATAGCTCTTCTACGGAAAGGCTTTCATCAACATGGAATGGGATATCAGCTTGCTTCATAACCCAGTTAACTACAGCAGGGGTTTTAGGCATCATGCCAACAGCAGTTACACGCTGCAAGAACTTACCGATTTCATCCAAAGACTCTTTAGAGATATTCCCGTAATCAAAGTACGGCATTACATCAGTATCCCACGCATTTAATTCCCACAACTGGCGAACCAAATCGTTGTTCAACTGATCTTTAATCTCATTAAGCTTAGACTCAAGAGTCATCTCAATGATGCTTACTTTAGTTTCAGCAAGACTAAACGAACCAGAACCACTTGAACCAAGTGCAAGGAAGTCAGCAAACAGTGCAGTTAGAATCTCAGAAGTGTAACGACCAATGATTGCATTAGTGTCATAAGACTTTTGACCTGTGACACTTTTGATGTCAAATTCAAACATCTTATTCCCGTTTTCGTCGAGAATAAGAGGGAGGATCATACCTGACTGCTTGGCTTGGTGCATGTTAGCTAGAATCTTTTTGTACTCTTCAAATACTGCCTTGTTCTCTTCAGAGGCATCAGTTGCCATATACTGAGGAGGAAGGTACAGCACTTTAAATCCATTACTGTCTTGAGCTACAGCGATTGCTTCAGACTCTTGGTAGGCTTGCTTATATTTCCAAGCTTGCCAAGCACCATTAAGCGGGCTAGTGCCCTCGGGATTGTCCTTCAGAGGCGCATTGCGAAAATGGAGGAACTTAGCACGTTTAATAAACTTAGTTACAGGCTTTAGACTGGAATCAATTGCTGAACTAGGATTGTTTACAAAGTCACTACCCATTAGAGGGGAGTTAGTTGGAAGAATCACATACTGATAAAAACCAGCAAGGTCACGACCATTATTCTTAGTCTTCCAGCTTTCGATAGTGTCTTGAGGGCGTAGGGCAAGTTTCTTAATTCGCACTAAACCATCGTTGTATTTACTACCTTTGGCTTTCTCGCGATGACCATAAACCTTTTCTACACAGGCAAAACCGTATCGATTAAAGCTCACAATCTGCTTAATTGCAGCATCCCAAGAATGGTCCATGTCATCTTTAACTTGACGTAGGTAGTTAGCTTGAAACTTAAGCTTTTCTTCATAACCTTCGGGGACCTTAACAGTCCAAGGCACTCGTGCAATCATCATCTCTACAAGTTCAAGGGCTGGAGCAATGGCTCCATCTTTTGCCATACGCTTATAGGTATCAATGCACTGAGGCCAACGTAGTTCGTGCGAACATTCTTCTAATACACGACCACCTAAAATTGTGAGGCCAGAAAAACCTTGTTCGCCATAAGTTAGGGAAGGAATATCGTTAGTGCCAGTTTGCAAGTTCCCCACATCTAAGGAGACATCTTCTTCGTCAGCCATTTTATCTCCTATTGATGGAAAGGATTAACGTGTGTTAAGTTTGCTGATTGGAGCCCAGAGAGGAAGTTTGGGATAATCTTACGAGATGCTACAGCTTCAAATGCATCAGAGCACGCATCACAAAGATCATCGTGGCCCGATTCGCCAGAACGGCGGGCCCCATCAAAGACCTCCAACTGATTGTAAAAGAACGATAAGTCATTAACTACACCATTCTCATAGTCTGTTGCACAGTTCTTTAGTATCTTCATTCCACCATTCATTACGATGGAAGCGAAGGGTTTAAATCTATCTGCTTTCCGACCTTGAGCTCTCATTTGCTTTACAAAGAACCCAGAAGAGGAAATTTCCTTAGTCAAGAAACTGTTAGTAAACTTAGCTCCTGGGCCAGGGTCCAGAGGAATTATGATGTTTACTTTAGGCCCATCCTGATGTGCAGCCTCCATAATAAAGTCTAACCATTCACCGGGAAGTACGCGAGTTTGTCTAATGTCATGAATAAAGTAACTACCATCTTTTAACCGGCTCATCTTCACCGAAACGGTGTAGTCCGGCGATGGGTTCTTGTCACTCTTCTTGGAAAATGCAAAATCATAAGCCCTTACAGTAGATTCAATCTCTGTCCAAGCTGGTTCTTTATCTTCTTCGACAAACCACTCGCGTCTGACCATGCCCGACCCTTCGGCGCGAGCCTCCCAACTCCCCCACAGCAAAATTTCTTTCTCAATGCGTGGCAAACCTTCGAGGAATGCGATATAGTTATCTTCAATGTACGGGTTGTCGTAGACAGACGCCGAAATCCATGCAAAAGAAAGAGGCTTAATTTGCTTCTTATCAGTCTCTGGAAGAAGATCACCAAAGGAGTCTCTACGCCCATGATTCTCAAACATCTCTTCACGAGACATTGCCCAAATCATGTCGTTACCGTCACGGATAAACCAACGAACAATACCCTGTTTTGCAGGGTCTGGACGACCATAGAATTCATGCCCAACTGGGTGCAAGTACCAGCCGACCCACTTTTTAACCCACGAATCAGGATTTGGGTTCATGGTGGCGCGCATCACAGGCTTCATGTCTGCTTTAGTACGAAGTCGTGAGAGGATGTACAAGAACTGACTTTCTTCGAATTGACAAAGTTCATCTAGGACCGCAGAACTAATTTGTGACCCTTGAAAATTGTCCGTATCATCTACACGTTCGAAGTGAGTAAAAGATACTTCAGCTTTTTTCTCCAGTCCATCTACAGGACCAAAGTTAATCTTCATATCCTTGTTTCGGATACGAGCTTTATCATCAAAATCTTTAAAGAGAGATTTAGCTTCATCCCATATCGCCCCCGGCTTAGTTAGCATCGGGGTGGTACGTCTGATTACAATTCCTTTATAATATGGAATATGGATATACTTCATATGGTGCATTAAAGCTGCAAAGGTCTTCCCACCGCCAGCTTGGCCCCCGTAGAAAATAATATCTACTTCTTCGCCTTCTTCTGTAGCATATTTACTTCTTTTACCAGTGCCGTCTCTCAGTGTTAGAAACAACGACTGAGGACGACTGGCAGGAGCAATTACTAATGTCATTGATATTCCTTAGAAAATTTAATCCACCTCTCATCTTCTAAAGGAATCCAACCTTTAACAAATTCTCTGTGCATTGCGGTGAAAGCTCTTGCTGGCAAGTTATCGTTATGTAACCGATTATACAGAGTGGTGAACTTTGCAGAAGTTAGTGTGGTATTAGTAAGATATAATTCGTAGTAATAGTCAGCCATCAACCACTTAGTTAATTGTTCGTCTTTTGTAAGAACTGTGCCAGCCTCCCATGCTGGGCGGTTTCTAGCCTTAAGACCTTCAGACACTTTTCTTTTTGTCTCTTCTGATCTTACTAGTCCTGTATTCCACGTAACTTTACCCAGCTTCTTTTCTCGCATGATTGCTTTTGTTTCATCAGAGTGGGTTTTACCAAAGAAGTGGTTCCCTTCTCCAACAAACTCTTTCATCTTTTCAGTGCGATCACAACCACAAGATCTTGTTCCGCTATTCTTGGTCAGATTACCTGCACGCACAGTTGAATAGTTACCACAAGTACAAAGACATGTCCAAGTTGAAGTTCTTTGTCCGTTAGATTGAACTACCCAGTCATCAAAAGAAACTACAGTGAGTCTACCACGGACTTCGCCAGTTAAATCTTTAAACACAGGACTATTAAATCCTGAATTCTTAGAGTTGAATTCGGCTAGTTGTTTGGCTTGTTCTATTTTCAAAACTTCATAAAGTTTTGAGCTAAACTTAAATAGTCTCTTTTTACTCATAAAGAAAGCAGCGGTGAACAAACCAACATGTCCGGGGTTCATTTTCCACAGGAGTAAATGAGCAACATAATGTTCTCTTGCAGTAAACATTACCAAATTACTCTTATCATCGCCCCCTCCCAAACACCTAGGGAGAATATGGTGAATTTCGAAGTATCCTTCTTGCTGTTTCTTATCAAGACCACGAACTTTAGCCTTTTCTACAAGCGCATTATAAATCTTTTCGTAATTCAAAACTTAACCCTCTTTTACTACACTATGGTAGCGAGGGTTTGCAACTTGTACCCAAATAAGCTCATCAGAATCATAGTCATGACTGAACAACTTATAAAAAATTTCAAGTTGTGTGTTTTCAGGTCCACCAACATAATTGTGTGCAAGAGCATCACATGCTTGGTTAGCCAACTGTACGTTCTGAAACTCACCACAAACTTGAGAAGATCCGTATTTAGGATCATCAGAGTAGCTATGGTATTCACTAACAATATATCGAGTTACAGGACGGACTTTAAATTCTACTTTATGCATTTTATATTCTCCGGTTCTCATGAACCTTCAGTTAAGGAGTAGCCCGCAGGCTACGTTTTGTTTTACTCAGCTTCTTCCGAAGCCTTTTCACTACCATCACATGTGGCAAGATATTGCTTGATCATCTTCGATTTATCGCGACCCTTAATTCCCCTGCGGGCAAGGATTGGTCGGATTTCCTCAATAGGCATATCTTCAAGTTGTTCTTTCGTATAATTCTCTTGAATTACTTGATAACGAAATCCGGGACTGTCTTCCAACATATCTTTGCTTTCAACATACATCCAGCAACTATGTGGATAACTCAGTCGTGGTACTTTGTCTTCTTGAAGGATAGCGCCTTTATTAGAGGCTTCCACCACGTTCTTCATGAAGTTGTAGCCAAGGCTATCATTACCTGTAATATACAGCATATATCTATTCATTTAAATTCTCTCCTGTTGTGTTCAATTCATAAAAGAGAGTATGAACTATGGGAGGTCTGTTTGTCAAGCTTATTACAAATATATTTAAACTATTTTCAAATAGCTCTATATTTCAATAGTTACCTATAAAACAACTTAAGGCCGTTCTTCCCAAAAACTTGAGAACACACCTGTAGCTGTACCACTGCCAAAGTTATTGAAAATCCAATAGTAAGTTCCCGGACCTACCCCACGAGAATCATCCACAGAAGCACCGACAGACTGTGCTTGACCACTTGCGTTAGCCACAACAATACGAATGACATCAATGTCAACGCCACCTGTTAGGGCTGTTGCGCCCGACCCGACAGTATTCTGAGCTGTATACAAGGGTAGTGGAGGGGCTGGAAATGCACTGCCAGTCATAGTGTTCTTGGGGATGATTGGGAGAGCTTCTGAGAATGTACCGGTAGGTGTACCACCAACTACAGTACGTAGTTTGACAGACCCTGCGTCTAGGGAGAGCCTAACGTTCTGAAGTATTGTATTCACAGGAACTATAATTCTCATTACCAATGTAGCGCTAGAAGCAATACTAAGCTCCTTGAATGTACGAAACTCCCTACCTTCGAAGAAACCTGTCTGCCCAACATCCACTCTTAGGCGCCTATATCCCTCTGTCTTTGTGGTCCATACATCAGAAGGAAGGTCTACAGAAGTGAACGGCTCAATAGAACTAGCTAGAAGTAGGTCAGCATCAATCACACCAAGGAAGGGTGCCCTAATCCAAGTCTGCAAAGAATTCTTTGTGAAGGAGTAGGTTTCTTTTGGGAAGATTTCAGCCCCTGTAAAGGAGTCTGCTGGGATAGTGGCTGAACGTGTGACGTATAATGCACCGTTACTTAGGTTTGTAAGCTTGATGCTATTGAGTGTAAAGTCTAGAGATGTTAGGGTGGATAAGTTAATCCAACCAGTTGTTTGTAGCCTATGTACACTCATAGCATTCCTTTTATTATTTTGATTTGGAATGAATATTTATAAACTTGTTTATTAGAAGTTACTCTACAACCCTAAAGCAGCCGTATAAGCTGGGATAGCGTATCCAGCCAATGTCAGATAGCCATTAGCCGTAGGATGCGTATTATCCAATGTCTCAAACCCTGTCCATGTAATTGTATCAATCCAAATAAGCTTAGGATTAGCTTTAGCATCCATGACAGCTTTCAATGTGACGTTTGCAGCATTAACCAACTCTGGAGCACCAATGTTAGGCAGAATCCCCCGACACAATACTTTGCCATATCCTTTAGCCAGCAGCTTATCGATACACAATCCATAATCAGCTTGTTCTGTGCTATCAATGCCACCAGAGCCGCTGTTACCACCTAATGCTAGGATTGCTACATCATTAGCTGTAACAGTTTTCATAGCTAAGGCGGCGTCAATCATTGCCCTACCACCACCTACTGTTTGACCACTAACACCATTCGTGCTACCAACAAACCCAAGTGCTGCTGCTACGTGCATTGTTTCAGTGTTTACTGAAGTGGCTCCCGGACCGGAGCCGTAAGTGATGCTGTCACCAAACTGATCTAGCTTTCTTCGCACACCAATATCAAGCAGTGTGCTATTGCCGCTTACAGCAAAATGTCCACCAAGCTCTCTGAATGCACCCCCATCCCACACATTGTATGTGGCTACAGAACCATCACAAGGAATAACAATAGCACGAGGAACACCATCAGCTTCAGGAGGGGCTGTGTAATAAGTGGGAACCCCACCATTCTTACTCACACCAACTCTAGAGGATGTAGCTACAATCTTAGTGAATGTGCCGCGTATCTTGACAGAGCCTACGTTAGAACCACTGGTTACATTACTTGGTGCTTGGAGAGGCGGGGAGTATCCTGATACGTTTGGTGTGATCCCAGCAGAGTACAAGCCTGTGGCTGAATCACTGCCTGCCTGAATCCAATTAGATGCTGCAACAAGTGCCGGAGGTTGGCCTGTAACACTCAAGACATTCCCAGAGGATGCTACATAAGGAGCATCACCCATCTGCACAACCCACCTTACTTGTACAAAGTAGGTAGCATGAGGAAGACCAGTGAAGAGTGTGTATACAGATACAGAGTTGGGAGCACTGATGAAATCACCACCATCTACACTCACTTGCATAGACCCAGCGTTATCACCATAATCTGAAGGAGATGTAAGCTTGGCTTCAGTACCTGTAATCCATCCACACCACAATGTCAAAGCACCATAGGCATACACTCTTGCGGCGTTCTTAGTTGTATTAAGAGAGCCTGCAAAGCCCGGAACGAACTGAGAGGATGTGAATGGTGTAGTTGTGGGATCAGGAATTACAACGGAATGCTTTGGTTTAAAACTATGAAGGGGTCTTGAAATAGAACTGACAACTGAAGATGTAATATCATGAGTCATCATAAAATCAAGTCTCTAGAAATACACCAAAAGGTTTGCCAACATAAGCATAACGCTTTACACGATAAGTGCCGGGACCAGACAAGACAGTAGAAGGATTGCTATAGCTTAATGCGACAAATACAGCATTATCTGCACCGGGAGTATCTTGGAGGATCTTGAACTTAGGTGCGTTTTGTTCTTGGTAGGATAGAGGCTTATCAGCATCCAGAAAGAACACACCAACCACCACTGAAGCACCTGCTGCAATAACGATATCTGTTGAAGTCGCTTCTGTAATACCAGCAGCTAAAATTGTACTTTGTGCCATTATGAATCCTTGATTAAAGTTAGCTGCTGATTGAATAATTATTGCTGATTCACCCACCTACCCGGTAATCAGACTCTTAGGTTCTAAAAGTAAACCTACCTTCTCCACTTGATAGCTTACCTATCAGCATTTACATCAGTGGAAGCGCCAGCAACCACGGGTTTCCGAACTAGGCAGCTCAGAAATTCTTTTAATCTTTCTTTTCTACAGGTTCATCAAAAGTCAATTTCAAACGAGGAACAAGCTTTACAATCTCTGCAACTTCTTGTTCATCTTCGTCATCAACCGAACGCTTACCTTCAAGACGAATCTTAGTAAGAGATGCTTCTTCTTGACTAGCGGCTCTATCCAAACTGATCAGGGAGTTGATAACCCACTTAGAAGAGTCAAGCTGTTTAGGCTCTACTTCCTTACCTTCAACACTATTCTTAATGTTTTCTAGGCACTTACTTTCCAACTCTCGGAGCTTGGCAGCAGTATCACGAAGCTTAGACTTCTGGATTCGAACTTTACTGTTTGATTTCGTATTTCTATTCGAACGAGGGCCATCAAACCTTGTATCAGGAGATGGGTTGGAGTTCTTTGGGGTTTTAGCCATTATAAATACCTTTGAATTAATAAAATTCTTTCTATAAAACACTCACAGGACAACTTGCAATAGATTAAGTAATCAGAATGTTTTATAGAAAGCTCACTGGTAACTGAGGAGAGGCAGCATCAATGAGTAAAGACTTTGGGGAGGAGAGAAACCCTAATCTTTAAGAGTCGCCATAGGAGAGAGGATAGCGACGGAGAAACCCAACTTTCTAGAATTTGATCTTCGTGTTGGGGTGAAACTGGTGCCGTCACCAAGAGTTGAACTCGGGACATCCTGATTACAAAACAGGTGCTCTACCAACTGAGCTATAACGGCGGATTCATTGCTCCCTAAGTAACCCTCTTTACTCCGAAGAGCAGCCGACAAGTTACTAGGAAGACTTCAGGAGTCGTCACTCCACTTCTTTAAGTGGCTCTAAGGCCGAACATCAGATAGTAGAATTAAAACCCTTTACCGTCACGGACAGACCTTGTTACAGGTAGGAACACAACCACTACGTTAGTGGGACACTTCAGCGTTTTTATGTAGCACTACCACAGCCTAAGCTTACTGGCATCCTAGCTGAATAGGGCTGCTACTATCAGCGTCATACAAGCTCAGCCAAGGCATCTTTTGCTGTGTATGAACTTTGTTGCTCTTTTAACAAGTAGTCAATGGAGAAGTATTCACCCAATCAAACTGTTTACCAATAAGGTCTACAGGTTTTGGTCTATCAAAAAGATGTCCAAAATTAGCTCTATCAGGCGTCCTCTTATCAAACACAAGCTTCAAATGATCTTTAATCATCAACCATTGTTTTTCAGAAATGGTGTCTGTGTCGGATAGTTCTACGAAGCCTTGTAGCCAATATGTGAAGCTTTCAGAATTCATTGGTCGTGATCCTTAGAAAGTTCTTCTATAGAAATAGAACGGCTATCATATACATAACCTTCGTAGCCTTCCCCATCTTGAAGGTAGCTCACAGCCTCTTTCCCATCATAGTCAACCAAAGTAATCTTAACTTCTTTGTCTTGAGTGCAATGAGCTGTCACTTTAACTGTACTTGTCATAAATGTTTCCTCTCCTTTCCTAATTTCAATAAAGATATTTTACAGCATGTTTCGTTATAAGTCAAGAGTAATTACTCATAATTAGGATAAACTTTACGGAATTGACTATTATTTTCACTAATTGATTCAAAAGCATACTCAAATTTGAAATCTTTATTATCTTCTTCAACTAACTCGATAAGATCGCAATAACAATCTTCGAGCAATTCTCCACAATCTTGACATGACTCAATCATCAAATATATCCTTTTCATAATCCCGTTCTGCTTTTAAGATGGCATGCCACTTGTCTGGATGCATGCCTCCCTTACGGTGATTACATGTAGGACAGAGTAGCTGTAAGTTTTCAATACTGTTTCGACCATGCAATACAATAGGCATGATGTGGTCGATATGATAATTCTTTCCAGACAAGTCAACAGGACAATAAACACAAACACCATACTGCTTATCATACAAATCATTAATTTCTTGCACTGTAAAAGAGCCTCCTACTGCAAAAACCCTACTTCTGCGAGTATGACGCCTGTTGGCAGCTTTCTCAGGATACAGGATTGCATCACGTCGTCTATTGGCTCGATCACAAACTACACAATGACCATTCCTTGCTACACGCTTAGCCATATGACCTCGTTTACAAGGTTTGTCTGTATAGTAAAATTTTGAATCCGTAGCGTATGCTTCTCTTTTTGTTTTTGGTAGAAATTCAAGATCTTCATACTGATCTTCATCAACAAAGACTCTAAAGTCATCATCAGCTAGATACTGTTGACGTTCATATTCCCTTGCTGCTAGTGCTTTTTCTTTCCTGTCTCTTTTGTCCTTAACAAATAAAACAGATTCTTCTTTCTCTTCTCTAAAGAGTTGATTCCTCTCTTCTAAGCATTCAACACACTGAGTAGATTCAACCATACGTTCAGATATGTGGCCATTCTTACATTCCTCACCAATAAAGAAATATTTAATGCCTTGTGCTCTAGCTTCTGCTCTTGTTGTAAATTCCATTCTTCTCTCTTTAGATTTATTAAAGATACTAGAAATAAATGAATAAGTCAAGTGATTATAGATTTATTTGTTGTCTGTGGTGTGTCAGGAGTATTAAGATTTTGATTCTTATGTATTTAATATTATTTATATTGTATTAGATTTACATTTCAACTGAGTTCAGATAGGAACTTCAGATAAAGAAATACCTTACCCAGCCATACAAAGCTAATGCTCTGCCTAAGACCGAGTAACTTACCTTATCTGATAGCTCTATCTGCCTCTGTCCGTTATAGCAATAAATGCCTTTCAACTTGAGACGAGATTTAGTGGATCTTTCGATCCTACGGTCTACACGGACAAACGTAGCCGCCTTCAGGACAATGACACTAATAACGCATTGTCTCAACACATTGCATATCGCACGACTTTATTAGAATCGTTAGGGAGGTAGTGTTTTTCAGTTTACCTTGCAGACTGTCCCATCACTCACAGTAGTCCGCTTGTTTAAGAAAGAAGCTGCCATCTCACACAGGAAGCGTTAGCCACCATGTTAACCGACCTTCAAACCGATCTTTATTTCAATGTGCTTTCGCTTAGGGAAATAAAGAATGTATCAATTATACACGAATTAGAAAATAGATCAACCTTTTGTTTGACCCACAGCCCATCCGCTTTAATTCAGTAAAAGAAGTATCTCACATCTTGTATCCCAATTGCAAGCTTTCTTGTAAAATAGTTATACCGTTCGTCGGGAATGATACTGAAAAATATATTAATTAAACCTTGCTTTTCTCTTGTAATTATGCCATACTTCTTTTATCAAATTACCCAGCAGAGAAGCTAAAATGAAAACTGAAGAATCTACAATCCTTGATGTAAAGTCTAAGCTTGCTGCACTGATCATGCAGTTTATGCAAGAAAAAGAATTGAATCAATATCAGACAGCCACGAAGGTAGGTACAACACAACCAAGGATCAGCGACTTGACAAGGGGTAAGATTAGTCGATTCTCTATCGAAAGCCTCCTCCTGATTGCATTGAAGCTTGGTGTCGATATTGAGCAAGAATTTGACCCTGAGTATGGCTTGAATATTCGTCTGGGTGCCGCTCAGTAGTCGTAGCACCATGTCCCCAACAGTGCTATCCTTTGTACAACAAATAGGAGAAGCCCAAATGCCCATCATCCACTCACACACCTACCGTCTCCTGAAACAAATCCTTGAACATGCAGATAAGGTTGTGATAGTGTCGGTAACACAAGAGGATGAGAAGCAAATGACATACACGTATGTGAAACGTAAACAAACTGAGAAGGGAGAGAGGAGATGAAATCTTTACACCCATCTGACAAGGGCAATGCACCGTGGAGACGTGAGTGCTGGTACTCTAGTCCTGATAGCCTATCCTTTAAACGTAAAAAGAAATCTAAAAGTAAGATTAAGGGGATTTAAATTGAATAACAAATTTGTAAGCTTGGTGTTGGTTGATCGTTCATCTGACTCTGTAGATGAAGAGTGGGGCCGTGGTTTTAAGGGTATCACACATTTTGAATTTGAATCAGCACAAGACGCTAGACAGTTCTTCATTGAAGAGAATATAAAGTACAAACAAGGTTTTGTTGTAGCAACACGATTCGTTCTGATTCCGTACATGGGGAGGAAATAATATGTTCTTTATTGGATTGATTTGTGGTATTGTATTGACATCGGTGATCGGATTACTTCTAGTGGGTTATCAATTTAGTACAATGTTTCGGAGGAATTGAAATGAATTGGCACACAAGAGGTTTTCTGACGAAGTTCGCTGCTCTTCTGGAAGAATACAACGCTAGCTTAGAGATTGAGGGAGACGCATACGGAGGAATTCAGGACATTACATTGGAAGTGAGGAATCCTCAGACTTTTGATCAATTCTACGATAGTTGGATTATTGAGCACCCTGAAGAGAAATATCCGTGGAATAGTCGTAAATATTCTTATGCTGATTGGGTTGATCTAGGTAAGAATGTTGATTGTCATAAGATTAAGGGGCTTTTGAAATGATCTATAAGGATATGATGCGAAGAGAAGACTTTGAAAAAGTGGTTGCAGGGTTCAGGATACTCAACCATGAATGACTGGAGCTTTCAAGAGATTGGAGAGTTCCTATATTATTTTATCAAAAACCAAGACACAGGAAAGTATGCGCTTATCAAGCAGTATTTTGGTCAAGATAGGTATGAGGTGCTATTACAAGATTGGACGGACTATAATGGGTTGGCCGAGGTATGAGTAACCAAGCTTGCAGTAATCCATATTATGATGTGGAAAAGCAATCGGCTAACATGACCCACACATTCCGTGACCACGACATAGACGAAATCTTCGTCATCCATTCACCAAACAACACCCTCCTCCACATAAGCTACCTTGGCCCAACAGAGGAGACATTTTACACTAGGGCTGACATATTGGCGATGTTGGATATTATTGATGGGAAGGTAGAGGGAGTTGTGGTTGTAAAAGCCCAACCACAGGAGATTCGGAAATGACAACAGTAGTCAACAAATACAAAGTAAATATGTCTGATCCTGATATCATGTATGTGGGTCGTGGAAGTGTGTGGGGTAATCCATATACAAGTCTTTCAACCCCAACCAAAGCAGAAATACAAGTAGCTACACGAGAAGAATCTATAGAGAGATATAAACAATACCTTTGGAATCAAATTCTTAAAGGTGTAATCACCAAAGAGATGCTTATTGAGCTTGATGGTAAGCGACTAGCTTGTTACTGTGCGCCTAAATCATGTCATGGTGATGTGCTGGTAGCGGCTATTGAGTGGGCTAAAGTAGAGATAAATAAATGACCTCCATTCTCTTGTGGTTTGTATGTGCTACATGCAGCTTTTATCTGTTCAAAAACTACATCTCATCCAACCTGCGACAGGTGGGTATCCTAGACGCTAGCATCGCTCAAGCTATGAGAAATGCCGCTAAGAAAGACGCTTCGATTGAAGAAATCTACAATGCTACGGACAATGTAATCAACGCAACATTTTGGACAGTGATTTTAGTGATTCATCTAGCTATTTGGCCTATTTGTTTGGTACAGTTGGTGATGTGGCAGACAATAGATAAACAAGACTTTTCGGATTTTAGGGGTGAATGATATGAATAAGTGGACACAAGATCTTCCAAAGACATCAGGTTACTACTGGTTCTCAATGGAATATGAAGATCATCCACTATGCCTATACTTTGATGTTTATAGTGATTATGTGGAGACGTATGGATATTTTTATAATGATCCTTTGACGTGTGATACTTCTAAGGGTTATTATTTCTCAGAGTATCCAGTTGAGCCTCTTGGTTGGGAGGTTTGAATATGAAAGTATGTTGCTCAAACGGTAAACCTTATGACACCCTGACAGACTTTGAACGGTTAGGTGGGTGCTCGACCGATCATTGTCTTGGACCAATAGAAGTTGAAGACTTTGATTTATTGCTAACTGGTCTTGGTACATTCAACACAAACGATTGTATTAGTTATGAAGACATGCGACATTTATTTAAAGTGAAGGAGAATGAAGTTGACAACTAAAGCTCAGTATGAAATGGTAATCACAGATGTAGACAGCACCCTGACAAGTCTGCATACCCTTGAAGCATCAATTGACCTAACAGATCTGATACTGGACGGACAGATTACAGTGGCAGAGAATGCATTACTGGCTATTATCAGTTCAGCTCAAGAAAAGCTTGATCTTATCGAACAGGAGGAAGTAATGGATAATTTCCTTGCTGAATTGAAAGTTGTGTTTGATAAATACACAGCGAAGATAGAGTTAGGGAGTACTGAGACAGGGTACGGGTTGAATTACGGAGAGGGTGAGACAGCAGTTGGTATTAAGCTGACAGCGACTTTTGAAGGGACAACAGCGACTAAAGAGATTAATAAGTCTGTTATTGTTAGTGGAGATCTGGTGTAATGGAAAAGGTTAAGGAAGTCGCTTGTGTAGAAATATCTATGACTTGTAATAAATGTACTCATGGCGAAATGATCCCCACAGGATATAGTTATATGACAAGTCCAACCCAGTACCCACACGAGTGTAATATTTGTGAAAACAGGGAGGTATATCTCAAAAATTATCCTTGTATTGAATATCGGAAGTGTTGAAATGAAATCACAAGAGATTGACAAGCTCAAACAGTTGGACAGCACGGGCTGCAACGGCACTATCCAAGCTTGTTTAATGGACCCTAATATCAACCAAGCACATTATGCAGATGTTTTGTATTATTTACTGCACAAAACTCTTGACGAACGTGCGTATTATGAGAAGATGTATCAGAAGTTCTTTAATGTGATTACATCGGCCGGATTGATGAGTAATGAATTGCTTGAATTGGAGGAAAAGGTATGAAAGACAGAGATTTTCTAAAATGGATTCATGAGCGGCTTGAACATGTGCATCATGAAAGTCCTCTAATGGATTATATGCATAAACTTCGTGCAGTGATAGCCACAAGTGATCCTGAGAAAGAAACATTGAATATGGGGATGAGTAATAGTTTGGCTGAGTTGGATAGGGAGGATGTAGAATGACAATCTCAGACGAAGATAAGAAAGCAATCTACACAGCCTATATAGCTTGGACACATCAAGTGGCAAATGATTTGGATGATAAGACTTGGTATACAGCTGAAGAGTTGGTTTATAGAGTCTTGTCCCTTGTGGAAGATCAGCTTAAAATAAAGCTTGCATAATAGATTGAAGTGTGGGAAGCTAGAGATGTTGGGAAAGTAAAGGTGTGGAAATTTAATTAATAGAAGGAAATACTAAATGGCGGGTAAAAGTCGGGCATATCTAACTGTAGTCGATGACCAAGAAGTATTGGTCCCGAGGAAGAAAACACGGTCCACCCGAAATGGTGGTGTTAAGCCTGAGATTAAGGAGAAGTTTCTGGAGGAACGTAATAATCCACCACCAGTTGTGGCTAAGACCGCAAAACAGAAAGAATACTTCCGTCTTTTGGAAGATCCTGAAGTAAAAGCAATCGTATGCTTGGGTTTGCATGGCACGGGTAAGACTTTTTGTGCTGCTGTTGTGGCTGCTGATAAGTTTCGTAAGAATGAGATTAAACAAATTATTGTAGCTCGTGCATATGTCCAAACTGGTAAAACATCAGGCTACAAACCCGGTAGTTCTTTGCAGAAATTGTACCCCTATGTGCGTAACGTACTAGATACTATTAAATCGCGTATTGGTGCTGGAGCATATGAAATTGCACTGAAAGACGGAGAATCTGGTGAAATTCAGGTGCAAGAGGTTGAAAGCATCAGGGGCCGATCTTTTGACCTGCCTTCTTACCTCATAATCGACGAAAGCCAACAGACTACAAAGGAAGAAATGCAAAGTATTGTTACGCGAGTATCAGATAACTGCAAATTGGTCCTCTGCGGTGATATTTTGCAGAAGGATATTCAAGGTGAGTCTGGTCTTGAGTGGTTTATGTCTTTCTCAAAACGTCACAACTTGAAAGGTGTTGCAGTAATTGACTTTAACTCCCCAGATGAAATTGTTCGTGGTGGGTTGGTTAAAGATATTGCGATTGGGATGATGAAAGATCGTGAACAGGAGAGTAAATAATGAGTGAATTGATTCCATTTATGCAACCCAAGCGTGTGATGACTCGCTCGTTTAATAATCATGAATATAAAATCCGTATTGCACGTCCTATTACGGAAATTGATGACTTTGAAGAGGAAATCATGGCTCTGGAAGAGGCGACCGAGCACGACGTTGTGTTTGTCCAACTTTCAAGTCCGGGAGGCAGCCTTGAAACATGTGATTTTATTTGCCGCCGAATGAATGAATGTGCTGCACCTATCATTGTTGAAATCGGCATGACATGTGCTTCAGCGGCTAGCGCTATGATGTTGCAAGCAACGGACTGGGTTATTGATGATAGTTCTACAGCTATGATTCACGCTTGTTCATACAGTCCGGGCTGGGGCAAGGAGTTTGACGTACGTATGTCAGTAAGTTACACCGAGCGTCTTAATAGGGAGTGGATTGAACGCACTTATTCTGGATTCCTCACAGAAACTGAGCTTCAGCAGGTATTGGACGGAAAAGACCTTTATTTCTTTGCAGATGATCTTCGTGAACGTCTTCCGAAGTATAAAGAATATCGAGATGCAGTGAATGCAGCTAAACCTTGTCAATGCGGTGATCCATTGTGTGGTCAGCCTACAAATCCAACTGGTGAAGATGAAGGATTTGAAGACCTTGAAGATTTCGACCTAGAAGCTCTTATCCAAGAAAAAGTTGACGCTGCTTTAGTTGCATATGACAAAAAGGTAAAGTCTGCTGCTCGTAAGGCTGCAAAACCAGTAAAATCTGTAGAAAAGACTGAATAAAGAGCTAGACAAACCAGTGGAGTGCATGTATTATTGGCTCCACTAACTTAAAACAAAGGAGAGAAATAAATGCCAACAATTGCTGAACGAAATGATATTGCATTTGCGAGTATGCGGGAACGATTTCAAGAACGGCTTGACACAGAAACTGTACAGATGACACTAGGAGAGCTTGTTGAGTACACAGAGGCTTGTGATTCAATGTGTGATTTGTGTCACATTGAAAGTTACGCGCAATTAACTTGTTTCCTTATGCAAAATCTTGGTTATGATTATCCAGATGCACCAGTTGTTCTTCGATATAAAACTTTGAACACTTCTGAGGGTATTCAATCTGCTTTGTCCGACTGGGACAACCGTTATGAGATGGGGAAATAAGATGATTAGAGCACAGGAAATTGAGGAACTCATTGCAGAACAACAAGCTGACCTTGCTGCACAGGAAAAGTCAGAGAATTCTGAGGAGGAAGAATGAAGGAATTAGATTATGATGAACGATATGAAGATTACTTAGCCATCGTTGAACACTGTTTCGATGTTGAGCCAATGTGGTGTTATGATCTAGACTTGGAATACATGCAAGGAGAAATGATTTGAATTTACCACCAAATACAAACCCAGAGCTTGCACAAAAGTTCAAAGATTTTAAAGATAGTATTGAGTTTAGTAGTAAGACATGTAAATCTAAGATCTACGGACCAACAGGCTTCCTAGTTTGGGAGGAGGCAGAAGAAGATTACCAAAAACGTATGAATGAACTATTCTACGAAGTTAAATAAGGAGAATAAAATGCCACTATACATGTTGGTTATAGTTGACTTCGGACACCGTGAGAATGTTGGCTTGTTTGACACACAGGCTAAAGCAATGGCTTTGCAGACAAGTTTGGAACTAGAACTGTTTGACTCTGGTACTCTTTGTGGTATTAGTTTTTACACTGAGGAGCACTTTGTTAAATGAATTACGAACAAGATAAAATTGAAGACCTTGAATCATCGATGGAATTGTGGTTGATGGGTAATGCGGAAAATGCTGTAGAAACATTTGGAGAGGATATTGTAGCTGCAATTAATGAAGTTCTAGATCATGAGTGATTATGATATTTTCTTAGACCAACAGCTTGAAGATTACTATGAAGGTTTCGAAGAGGAAGCTGAAGAGCCTGAATGGGACGGACCATATCCAGAGGATGAGTATTATGAGTACGACTGAGAAGAAAGTTAAAGAGTTGAAAATCACCACAGTCGATTATAAAACTTATACTGACTACGAGTTTATACCTCCGGGATTGTGGATGATGCAAAATGCAATTGGAGATTATATTTTTATCAGCACAAGCAGCAGGCAAGAGGCACAGGACTGGGTAGACTCTAATTATCCGCCGAAAGGGAAATATAAAGTAACTGCCACCAAGATGATTACTACAAAACCTAAAAGTGAGAGTGGAAATTTATCTTGCACTGGAACAGCCACTAGAAAGAAATAGGAGAGCAACATGGAATACACAATCACATACAATGACAAAGAACAGAAGTTTGAAATGAACGGTGTACTGGAGATGTGGGTAGGTAACCATCTCTACACAATTGCAAAAGAAAATAACGTAACGACTATTGCAGACTCCGAAAGTCACCACTTGGCAATTCTTGGCGCACACGGGATTAAGGTCAATCTTCTTGAGGAAGACGGTTCACGGATGGAGTGGTGATGAGCAAAGAATATTCACTCTACATGGACATTGCTCTACGAGCTGCACAAGATAGTCATGCAGTCAGGAAGAAGGTTGGGTCAGTAATTTTAACTAAAAGTCGTGGTTTGTATGTAGGTTACAATGGGACACTTCCCGGAATGAGCAACACTTGCGAGGAGAAGATCTACAATAATGGTGCAGGTGGTTGGATGGATGAGGTTTCTTTTAAAGAAGTCTATCCTTACGAAGATGAGAATGGACATTACAAACTGAAAACTTTGGAAGGTGTAGTCCACTCGGAAATCAACTCACTGTGCAAGATGTTGAAAGAGGGTGTTAGTGCTGAAGGAGCTACAATCTTTGTAACATTGTCTCCATGTGCAACTTGCAGTTCAATTATCGCTTCCAGTGGGATTAAAAAGGTTGTATACTACGAGGAATACAGAGATACCAAGGGTATTGAGATGTTGAGAGATTTTGGTGTGCAGGTAGAGCAGTATGAACCGACTTAAACCTGAGAACGGTTCATTTGATAACGTCGTGAGGGAATGTTTTAAGAAGAATAAAAACTCTTGTATTAGCTTCTTTTTAAGCTCATCATACTGTTACTACATCCTCTACCAGTCACTGATGACAGATGGAGCCTTTGACAAAATGTGCAAGTGGATGCTTGAGAATTACGATAGCTTGGAACATGAACACAAGGATCTTGTAACAAAGGAAATGCTATCTGCGGGAAGTGGATATAATATCCCATATGATGGGTATCCACTCAGGGTGCAGAATTCAGCAAGTTATTTTATTGAAGCTTTATATAAATCTAAAGGAGAAAATTAATGCACACATCAGAAAGCCTGTGGGATTCAGAAGAGATTATTGACACTAAAAATCTCCAGTTTTTCAGCCTATGTCAAGTTATGGCTGCACTACATTACGAATATGTAGAATATCGTTCTTGTGCTTCACGGTTTGAAAGTAAACACCACTCCAATAAAGGGCGTGAAGTGTTGTCGATTTCTTCATGTATTACACTCTATAACGGTAATAGTGCAAAGTGTGTGTTTGGTCGTCCACCAAGTAAGTTGAATATCTGGTGCTTCTCGGATTATGCGATTGCACAAGCTAAGGCTGCTCGTATTGTAAAGCAGGTTAAACTTCAATATTGCCGACAGACAAAACAGTTGCTAGTGCAAGATCATCGAGTTCAGTTCGTTCTTAGTTCTTATAAGAATCTTTTCCTTAACAATAAATATCTGGGGTGAGTCATGGACAGAGCAATTATCTATATGTTCTCCGACTCTTCATGGATGTATGCGTGTGAGTTCAATCCAAGGTTTCATTCGGAAAAGGGTAAGTACCACGAAATCATCGTCGGTCGTGGCTGGAGTAGTCGTGAAGTTGACGAAATGATTAAACCGTACTATGAAGAAAATGCATCAACAATCTTTGATCAATAGAAATTTATAAGGCTCTTAGGCTCTTGTCTCGGGGCTTTTCTTTTGCCATAATGAATTACAAATTTAGAGGAGGTTTTATGAAAACTTTATTGATTGTTCTAAGTATTTGCTCAGCTTTAGTGGTAATATTCACTATAACAAACTTGACGTGGCCTACAGCAATTGCTATTAGTGTCTACGGTGTATGTCAATACTGTATCGGACTGTGTGATAATGAATAAACAGAAAGAAAAGCTAAAGAAAGACCTAGAACTAATCCACCGCCACCTAACACGGGCAGAAGTTGTGATGGAAAAGATAGCCACAAAACTTGGCATTGACAGACACGAATACTTAGAGAAAACTCTATACGAAGTGGAAGAGTTGCTGAAAATGTTTGAAGACAACGGACCACCAAAGACCCACTAGGCCTTGTTTAGTTACTTAGTGGACATCATAAAGACTTTTAGAGAACATTTGCAATGGTAGGATTAGTTAAACAACGTCTAGCTTGGGAAGCAGAATTTGCATTAGGTGCTGAGCCGGACTTTGTGGCTTTTAAAGAGTATAAAGAAAAGAGATTGTCTGAAGATTTCAGGCTGTCAAGTTATATGGAAAAGCATTTTGAATACGTGATTAATTTAGAACGAAGACTGAAGGAGAAAGAAGATGAGTAATAATGATAAATGGTTCTTTGGGTTTATTACGTTGTGGATTGTTTTGACAACAGGTACACCAGATGTAGTTGATGCAGTGACTGTTAGATTGATGGGTAGTCAGTGTACTTATGATGCTTATAAAGGAGTTAAACCGTGAGTAACGAGGAAAAGAAAGGCTTAATTAATGATTTCTTGGTATGGGCACAATACAACAGAAGTACACAGCTTCAATACATGCCAGAATGGGATACTGAATATTATGGTGTGGATCAAGAAGAATTGATTGATGAATATCTGAAGGAGGAGCTATGACTAACCCGAATTTTGCACCAATCACAGACGCTCAACGAGAACAGGCTAAACAACAACGGCTAGTTGACCAAGAGTTTGCCCGTAATAATCTTAAAGTAATTTACACCGACCAGCCGCACTGGGTAACACTAGCTTCTAAATATAATTGTAAACTGCCAATGTGGTGGAAGCCCTCAAGTGATGTGAAATACCTACGCCGGGTGGCAAAGAAAGCTAATTTTGATTTGAATGTCTTTGTAGAAAGTACAGGCTGTTCTAACATCAAAGAATATGCTGAATTAAACTCAAATTGGAGTGTGCTTGGGCTAGTTGGGACACTACTTGAGTTCATTGATGAGCAAAAGACGTCAGAATCCAAGCAATATACAATAAGTTAAGGGAGTTTTAGGTGTAAGAAACAACGTTCTCTACCCCAAAGCTGTGAGACTAAGGTTGTAAAGACACGAAGTTTCTGCTACGATATATTCCCAATGAAAGGAGAAATAAATTGAAACTAACAAACGAAGACATCAATAGCTCCATTGATAATCTGAAAGCAGCTCAAAGTGAGTTGTCTGCTGTTATTAGTTATGTACAAAATAAATGTAATCACACAAACATAGCTGAATGTGATTACCAACCAAGTGAATTCTTCAACGCTCTTGCACCAATGCGTGTATGTTTAGATTGTGGTCTATCTGAAGAAGGCTGGGGTTGTGGTTTTCAAGTGTTGCGTGAAAAGGTTGCAGGGTTGACACCAAGGAAAATTAGTAGGGATGACTTGTACGCAATTCGCTGTGGTAAGCATATTACTCAATAGGAGAATTAAAATGTTAATAATCTTATATCTCGCAATATCTTTGGTGATGTTCTACCACGAAGTATTAGATTCATACAGATGTAAAGTTAAAATTGATTTTGTAAGGAGTGTATCCTTCTCTCTTTTGTGGCTGATCAGTATCCCCTTCTCCACTTACCTGATGTGGAAGGAACTGAAATGACCAAACAATATTCCTACGACAGAGAAGTGATTAAAGACTTCATCCAGTTCTTGTCAGATGAGCATAAGTGTGCGGTAGTTTGCTTCCCAGATGAATTTGCAGCTAATAGTTATGTCAACTATCGTTTTGTTAACGTTTCAGAAATATTAGAAGAGTTTATTGAGGGGAGAAAACAGTGAGCATTCAAATGCAAAACCAAACAACAATGTTGGGGAATCAGTCCATATACGTCTCAATTAAGCCGGGGAAGGTTGGGACTGTCCCACTTTTGATAATGAACGGTATAGGAGCGAATACTGGTCTGCTGACTCCGTTTGTTGAAGCTATGCACGAATCAAATCCTGATATCGAGGTTATTACTTTTGATGTACCGGGGTGTGGAGGTTCTTCTACCCCTTCGCTGCCATATAGGTTTAGCGGCTTGGCTAAAATAGTTTCACAAATGTTAGACTATTTGAACTATGCACAAGTTGATGTACTTGGACTTAGTTGGGGTGGATTTTTGGCAACCCAGTTTGCTTATGATTATCCTCAGCGTTGTAAGAAACTAATTCTATGTGCTACAGCAACAGGAGTTACCAGTATTCCACCCAGTATGAAAGTACTTTCTCTAATGGCTTCACCTAGACGTTACTCTGATTCAGCTTACATGGTTGAGATTGCACCTTTGATCTACGGTGGAAAATTCCGCTCTGATCCTGAACTAGCAATTAAGTACGCACAGAAGATGGAAGCTAACAGATCTGAGAATAAAGCTAACGCAACTGGCTATAAGTTTCAACAGCTAGCAATTTGTTGGTGGAGTAGTTTGTGGATGTTTCCTTACATTAAACAGTCTACACTTTTGATTGGTGGTAGTGATGATCCAATCATACCGCTGGTGAATATGAAGATTATGAAAGGGATGATCCCTAATTCTAAACTTCATGTGGTGGATGATGGACATCTTTTCCTTCTTTGTTCAACTGACGTGGTAACGCCTATTATTACTAAATTCTTGGAAGTGTCATGATAATTGAATATGCTAAAACACTCTCACCTCCGATGTGCGGGCAATACCCTGAAAAGATATGGGTATTCGGTGATAACATGAAAGCATTTGGTAAGGGTGGACAAGCCATAATCCGTGACGAGCCTAATGCTTTCGGCATCCCAACTAAACGATATCCTTCTTGGGATGATTGGGCATTCTTTAGTGACCAACCAGATGAAATTGAAGCTGTAAAGGAATCGTTACGTGAGTTGTGGAAGCTTTCACAAGACAAAGTGATTGTATTCCCTGAAGATGGGATTGGGACAGGAAGGGCTAAGATGAAAGAGAAAAGTCCTATTGCTTATAAGCTGATGTGTGATATATTGCGGGAACATTTTGGAATACTCAACGGTGTTACTGATGGAGCGAAATCATGACAGCAAAACAACCAACACCAATGCCTGAAGGAATCACTAGACCAAAGGCTCCTGCTGCACCACCTAGAAAGCCTGCGTTGGCTAGTCCAAATAACCTAACACTAGAGCAGGCATTTGATATCCTGTTTCAGAAATATAAAGATGCACTTGAGGAGTTGAGTGAGAAATGACTATAGAACGCTGCTCATGTGGAGCTAGGGAGAAGAATAAGTGTAATAAAGAATCCACACCTATTGATGGTGTAAGGTATGGTAAAATTTGCGTGAAGGAATTAAAAGAGGAGAGTAAGAATGTTAGTTGAAATGGATAAAGGAATGCTGTCTGCACTAATCAAGGGTTGTGACCCTGCCTATGAGATTATGGATCACCCACTGATTAAGTCTAAAGGCTATTACACTGGTGGACACTGCGACAGATGGAACTGGAATAGTTCTTTTGGAGATTGTACAGAGGAACAGTTGTGGGAGACGTATCAGTTACTGAATAATCCAGTTCCATACAAGAGGCGTCCCAGCATGGCTGGACCATGTTCTGCTTCTGAACTCTATAAACGCCTTATGGAACTGGAAGGTGTAGAATATGTTTTGATTGAAGATCATTATAACCTGTCAGTTACTATTACAGTGGTTGGCGGCAAGGATCAAGAGATTGCCGATACGCTTGCAAGCTCCCTCGCTATGATGACTAAGACACTAGGCGAATATCAGGTTGTTGCAAGTGGTAAAATGAATTGGACATTTCGAATTAATCGGGAGATAAAATAATGGAACACGTTAAACAGTTAATTGAATCCATTCCGGGTGTTGAGTTCGTGCATGTCACAACTAATCGTACGTGGGATGCGGACAAGAAAACAGGACTGATTCCACAAAGCTTTAAAATATATGTGTTAGGTGGAAAGAAGAAAGAAATTGCACAAATGATATGGAACAACAAGCCTATTGGTGTATTGTCTCAGGGTAATACTAAAGTGAAAGTTAAAGATTCGCTTGGATTCAAGCACATGATTAGTTTTGAGAGGCTTCTGTGACTAAATTCGAACAAGCTAGGCAAAGAGCACGCGAGTTAGATAAACTCCATCCTGACTTGATTCACATGGTTGGGATTAGGTATCTGATTACTAGAGTGAGGAAATATAGTGAACCAAACAATTGAAGAAAGATTTCAGTCAATAGAAGACCAACTTAAAGCAATTAGGAAAGAGCTGGAGGAGAGTTTGGCGAGGTATTATACTCCGTATAAGAACAAACACTATCCATTTAACGCGGATCTAGATCCTAGGACTGCTACAGGATATGGCCTAAGATATCTTGCACAAGAAGCTGGTGTAGACTTTGATCCGCTAGATACTGATGAACAAGTGAGAAATAAATTGGGGAACAAATAATGAAAGCGTATCAAGTAGTATTGGTTGATGGTGATGGGGCAAGTTTTGAAGAGTTCGTAACTCCTAAAGTGTTTATTGACAAGACAAAGGCTGAAGCTTACAAACAGTTCTTTATTGATGAGGATGCTGGTTGGTGGAAAGTTTATGTTAAGGAAGTGAAGTTGGTAGAATGAAACCAATAATCCTTAAAACACCAGAAGGACTATATGTCTGTGAAATCCCTATTGAGAATGAACCAGAAGACGGAGCATCTGATAGAGAGTGGTGGATATGGGCAGCGACTGGAGTAGGGGCAAGTACGGTGGTGTAACCACATCCCTGTAGAGGCTTATGATAGTTGGGTGAAGGATTGGGAGGAGATGGTGTGAGCAGCTTTAAAAGAGAAGAACGTTACATTGTACTAAAGCTAAGTGATCTTACAGATGATGAGTATAATCACATTGAAGATTACCTTGAAAAATGTATGATTGAACGCCGAGAGTGTGTTGTGGTAGAATCTGACTGGCCTATTTACGACGAGGTCTGGAAAATGATTGAGAAGATTGAAAATGAAGAGAGAAAAGTTTTGATGGGCGAGGTATCAGTGGAAGACCAAGCAGTATCATCATTTGCAGAGTTTGATATCATGAATCAATGTGATCCTGAAATTTTCACTGCTAAAGATTGGGAAGAATCTGTTCAAAAAGGTTGGTATAATCAGGGTGACGGACGAGCATTGTGGGGGACAAGTACACACTACAACTACGATCATTCTGGATTTAGTAGTCAGCCCGCTAACGCAACACATGTCCATTGGTTTCCTAAATAAAACTTGGTGTTTAAAATGATTAAACCAGAAGACCTAGAAATCAGCACATACCCACCCTATAAAACTGGTGGGCAACATGTAGGACTTACTCATAGTGGTGTGTTGATTGTACATATACCCACAGGACTTGGTGTTGTGTCTATTACTGAGAGAAGTCAATATAGAAATAAAGAGAGGGCTTTGACAATGTTGGAAATATTGGTTGAATTGGAGGGTACAGAATGAATAGGTTTGAGGAAGCTAAAGCAAGAGCTAGAGAGTTAGATAAATTACAGCCTGAATACTCACATGCTGTCGGTATAAACTACGATATTGTCAGGTGGAGAAACCACAAAGATGAAAAAGAGGAGACTTATGGCACGACTAGCAAAGAAGACTGACAATGAGATTGTAGCTGAGTGGCTTATTGAGCATCGTTGGAAAGAAACACTAAACTCTGATACTAAGCAAAAGATGCCAGCCTTCGTGGAGGAGGCTGTGTGGGCTGCTGTCTATATTGTAGCTGGTACACACAACGGTAAAGTTAATATCAGTCCAAAGCTTGTATTCAAGTGCCTCATGCTTGATCCAATTACTTCTGAATCTGTTAAGACAAGAGAGGTGGGATATGCCATGGGAGATAGTACAGCAAGGCGACTGGCACAAACAGCTAGGTTTGCACTCAAAGGGATTCAAGGTCGAATAGAGGCATACCAACAACAAATACCAGAAGAGGTTTTGAGGGTTAAAGAAATGGAACGTAAGTTTGTGATTGCTTATTACACAGGGTTTGATAGTCCACTTTATTCTGAACCACTGCCTCCTATACCTAGTGAGATTATGCAGCTTAGATCAGAGGGTAAGTATCTAGAATATGGTGAAGCTGTAAGGGAGTTCCGAAGTAAGTAATTACGCTCGGAGTATAGTAGAGATAATTTAAGTTGAGTGTGTATGGCTAACTGGGAAGATTTATTAGGTGGTGAAGAAATACAGTTTGACGGATTTGAAGGTACAAGTTATGGAGATTTAACTGTCCTTGGGTGGAATGGTAAATATGGCAATGATAAGAAATATATTGTATCTTGTTCTGTATGTAGACAAGATCCTGAACTGCACGGATCGGGGTTATTCGCTATGAGTAAGGGACACCTCAATAGAGGTTGTATCCCTTGTGGTTGTGCAGAAAAGCCTAACTGGACAGAGGACCAATATAAGGTAAGAGTAAGTAGAGCTTGCATAGAAAGGGGTTTAATCTTCAGAGGTTGGCACGGGGAATATACTACTGCAAACAAAACCAAAGTTAGAGCAGAGTGTCCAGATCACGGCGATTTCTGGTCTATGACAATTAGTTTCTTTCTTATAAAAGATGGTTACAAAGGTTGTGCTGGATGCTTTGCTTTAAGGATGGGAGATTATAAAAGAAAAGATGACTCTGTAATGATTAAAATGTTTATGGACACTGGATGTTATGCTGATGGTACAGTATTTACCAGAAGTGAAAGAGTTGATAAACACGGACATAAGAAATACTGGTACATGGATTGTCCTGACTGTGGTGAATCAGGTGAAGGACATTTAGTGGGTTTGTATAAGGGTGCTAGGTCTTGTGCTTGTAGTGGTAATAGACAACAAGAAACCTATATCAATCTTCTAATGGATAAAGAAGATGTAATTGCTATTAAGTTTGGCATTGCAAATCTATCAACTGAAAGGATTAAACGACAGAATCAGCTATCAATTTATGATGTTGTAAATTATGGTGTCTGGACTTATCCAACAGTTAAAGACTGTAGAGATGCTGAAAGGTATTGTCTGAATAACCTAACTACAAAGGTAATCACTAAAGAGGAAATGCCCGATGGGTATACTGAGACTACCTTCCCCTCAAATTTAGAACCTGTGATTCACATCTTTGAGGAATATGGTGGTGTGAGAAATATCTAATCCCCTGTTAAAATTAGAAGCCCTCCTTGTGAGGGTTTTCTTTTGCGTGTCTAGAAAATATGTGAAAGGTCTATAAGCATTGAAAACACTGGCGCGGTATCAGATTAGCTTAACGCCTTAAGGATTCACCCAATACGAATCATTCTTAAATAATAAAATATCACAACAATAATCGTGCCAACTAACTCGCCAGTCATCTGATCAATACCTCTAAAGATATTACCCTTGACATAAACTCTGACAGGTGGATGTAACAAGATAGCTTGCTTGGGGTGCATATATTTTAACGTTATGTTCAATGGAGCAACTACTCTAAACACCCTAGCACTCATACTGACCAACGTATGTCAACCATAATAATCCACTCTGCACAACTAGCACACTTCACTAGCTTAAGTCAATGTATTGTGCAGTTTGTGTGAAGGATTGGCTGAGAGATGGTGGTTAATGTATGTGGAATGGAATCGTTACAGGGGAAAGTTGGAGGGATTCGACTACAGGCTTAACATCAGAGATGTCTCGCCCATCCCTTGACAGAGTATTATTAGCCACTTATCACTAACTGAGAGTACATGTGTACACTAGAATCGATAAGGCTTAGAAGGGATTTTACAGGCTAGAGATTTGAAGGGGTATTGTAAGAGGGTGTGCACTGACTATAAACAACTACGTCCCACATTGTGGGACGTTATAATAACCTGCTAGAATGTTTTACTTAACCTAACAACTCAGCTAGAAGGTCATCGTCAAGAATGTCGTCAATTGTCTGATAAGGAGTGTCATCTAACATCAGCGTAGCTGTCTTTTTATCAATACCAACCTTTGCATAGCTCTTATCACCAGCCTTAATAGCTTCAAGGTGACGTTTAAGGTTCTTAATCTCTGAGGCTGTTGACATAGGAGAAGCTTGGGTGTTAAAGAACTTACTACCAGTGCAGTCTGTAATGTAGATGCTATGCCAACCATTCATGATCTTCTTCCTAAATGGTGTTTCGTTCTGATGTCTCATTGTAAGAGAATTCATCTACCCTGTAAAGCTTTATTTAAAAGAATTACTCAATTAGTAAACCATACCTTTTCAAAAGTAGTCGCCTAGCAGCCTGCACAGCTTCATTGTCAGGGTGCCCTTCTGCTGTTCTAATCAACTTCTCTTTTCGAGTTAGTAAGCTATCAGGATGTATTACACTTCCATTTTCTATGGCTTCTCTGTATAAGTCCTCTGCAATAGCTACTTTAGCTTGTAGCTCTATTGTAGTATTGTTCCACCATCTCTGATATGTCTTTGTTTGTGGTGCTGATCTAAGCCCTGCATGTATATGACTCAAAACATCATATTTTGTAGGGTAGCCGTTAGCTATTGACCATTGAGTAAGATTCTGAACAGGGATTGACATATTTCTAGAAAGCTTCTGGCTGATGTAGATAGTAGAAGTAACCATTTTTGTTACCTAGCCTGTTCCATTCTTTAACCAGCGTATCAGCTTTTACTAAGCTCAAACCAACATATTCTCCATCCGTTTCAACAAACCAACCTCTGTCTGACATTTGACCATTGCGAAACTTTTGTTCAACAATGGCACCAGTATTCTTGCTGTATGTCCAGTAAGTGAAGATTCGCATTAGTAAATCTCCCCACAGAAAGCGATGAATTCAGCTTCAGTGATCTTAGTTTCAAGGGCATTCAGGACAGCATCAAACACTTGACTAGGAAGCTTTGGAGTCTTAGCATCTTCAATGAGAACACGTTTCATCTCTTCAACTGGCAACTGAGTTGCTGTTTGGATCATTTTGTTGAACAGAGCTTTTTGTGTAGTGTTCATGGTCTGTCTTCCTATGCTTGGTTGTTTGTTTCAGTGGGTACATTATCTCTATTTCTGTCCGTAGCTGCAAGCTTTATTTTCATATATTTCAAAAGAATTTATAGCTGCTTTTCTATCAGGCACAATCCCTGTTTGTCTCGTGTCTTTGCTTACTCACCATGGAGATTATTCTACAGGCAAACAAAAGCCAGCACAATAGGCTGGCATAGGATTGTTTAATTCATCCTCACAAAGCCTCAAACCTAACAGGCGTGTACTCTGCATAATCTCCTGACATCATAATAAACTGCTCATACATCTCAGAACGTTCTACATGGAGCTATTTTACCATTGTTTCAAGACAGAACGAACACTGGACACGTCATCAATAAGGGAATGCAGCTTCTCAACAGCTTCCCACTCAGAGAAAGCACAAACAAGAATCCACAAGTGACCTTTACAGTAGTTGGTGTCATAATTCATGATATACAAGACTTGTGCTCCTCTGTTGATTTGCTTCAGTAAGTTAATAATAGATTAATTCATTAGAGCGGTCAACAACTGTTTCATCTATTTTTGAGTAGTTTTCATATCGTTCAATCAGAGCTTTTGCTACACGTTTATCTGATTGGCTGTCTGCCAATACGTGTGCTTGATCCAGCTTGAAAGCCAACCATACTTTGTGTGCCGTATCGGGAGAATCAAACCACCCTAGATTGGTCTGTTTGCCCGTTGTCACTGAGACACACTGAGCCCTATACCTGCTGGCCTTTTTGTCCCAAGAGACACCTGTAGGCAGTTCTTGCGTGTTGTTAGATCTTTCTAATATAAATAAATTTATTCTCTGTTCAATAAATAAGCATGTCTCAGGGCTATAAACTTTATTGTCTTTAACTAACAAGTCTTTATCTAGCTGCTTCCCTTGCCAATCCTGTTCTTCCATCCAAGCTTTGAATTTCGAGAAATAGAGCCATTCATCACAAACCGAACAGTCTGCATATGTACTGAAGCTAGAGTGGTAAACTTCGGAGTAAGCCCTTTTTAACATGGCACGCCATCTTTCATAAAATGGGCAGAACCAAGTTTGGAATTGTTTTCCATCAACCATTTTGTTTTGTGTTAAAGAATAGTCCGCATCATTAATACCAACACCGCACACTAGTTTGTTTCTTTTACGCATTTAATTCTCCAATGATAAAACCCTCCTAATGAGGGTTTAAAGGTTTAGTTTAATCACTTACCCTCACCAACACAATTAATTTCCCAATCCACCACTGGTGTTTTACCACCATTCTCATCCATATGCTCTGCTTTGAAAGCTTCCATGTAAGATTGATAAGCTTCTTCCACTTCCATCGACATAATTGTCTTTCTCTCTTCTTTCATCATCCTGATGCATTCTGGTTTGGAGAGATTGTCCGCTACTACATATTCTTCTGTGGACATAGCTGATGTGAAAGCGATTACTAGGAGCATGGACATGATGTTGTTTCCTATGTCGGTTAGGTATGGCTTATTATGAATCTATCTGTTCACCTTGTAAAGCTTTATTTATCAGACACCAGCATAATAAACACTAGCATGTGCAGCGGCCCTGTAAGACATAGCGGACTGTACAGCGGCTTGAGCAGCACAAACATAACCCATTGCTTTGTCTTCACGAGCCAATTTCATCATTTCCCGAGCTTGTTTCATGTACTTCTGAAACTCAGTCTGTTGTTTGTAGCCGAACAGTTTAGCGACAGTTTTAATGAAGTTCATGTTTAGTAGTCTCTATCTGGTGAGAAGCTTTTGCTTCCCTCTTGAGATAATTCTACCCTATCCACCACACCAGTCAACAATTATTTTAATCTTTATTCATTGAAAGATCCTATCAATCCTGCCCAACATTACTGTAATAACCACCCCCACCACCATTCCCTATTCTTTTGCTCCAAATGTCGTCAGATGTGTATTCAGAGAGAGTGTTTTCGATGTTATCCCATGAGCTGAAGACATTGTTCAACTTATAGAGTTTGTCAGTCTTCCTATTGAGTTTGTAATGATTGACTGCCTCTTTAGTGGTATATGGTCCATTCGAATCAAAACCATGCGAGGCAGCCTGATTATGCACAAACCAAACAGTATTGTCCTCTACATATGTACAGTGAAGAACAATTGATTCATAATAGTCGGCTTGGAGCTTGTATTTGGTGCCTTCGAGATAGGTCATTACATCCAACCCTTCACTATGCCATATATAATTATGATTAAAAGGGTTATCGATATTAACAGGACAGATCCTGACAACACAAGTAACCCTAGATTATTGCTCACTATCGAGCTCATAGGCATTAGCCCTCCATCACATCGTCAGTGTTAAGGGCTTTCTTGACTTCGTCAAGAGTCCAGTCAGAAGGAAATTCAACCTTCTCAGAAGAGCCATCTACGTAGAAGGCGAAGTAAGTGTTGTAAGATTGAATGGTGGTCATGGTGTAGCTCCAAGCTTGTGAGATGCTTTATTGCGTCTCTGTGTGGTTGATTCTACAGATAGTTAAAACCCTCGTCAAGCATCTCATGAAAGAAATTTCAGGCTATTTGGCATAAGCCTCATAAAGATAATTAGCAACCTCATATGTAAACACACGAACGTTGCCATTCAGAATCCAACGCTCGCTACCAATAACCCTTCCACTTCGTTGGTAACAGACAATACCATGAGTACGCCCTACATCGTTTCCGATTATGTATGAGTCTTCCTCAAGAGAGTTGATTACCTTTTCAAACTCTTGACGTGTACATTCTTTCATTTTCATGACACATTCAGTCCTATTTGTCTAAGAAGAAAGCTGGCATAGCACTCGTTTTGATACTGAGTGTGTGTCTTATCTGTGAGGATCTTTAGTAGAGTGTCTTTAAGTTCAAGTACTTCATTAAAAGGAACCATGACCATTGGCTTACCTTGAACACACAGTTTAGGAAGCTCACCACAAACTGTTGAGTAGGCGTTCAAATGGTTCATACTTCTTGCTCCCAATTCCTCTTAAGACTGCGCTGACTACTATAGCCTCGCTTCTTGTCCTTACCACCTGTGTCATAGTGGTCTGCACACTTGCTCTTAGAAGAACGCGCCCCTCGGGCACTCTCGCGTTCATATTTCTGGAATGTTTCTGTGTAGGTGTTCATTTAGTTTGTTCCTCAATGCGTTTAAGAGCTTCCTGACAATCTTTAACTGTCAGTGTCCAAGTATCCGCACTAAGAAGTACGTCTTCCTTGATACCATCAATTCGTACCCATAAGCACTCACCTTCATAGCCACGAACGTAGAGTTCGGCCTTGTGTTTCTTAAGTACCTTCTGTAAATCTTTAATGAGGCTGGTAGCCTGTACATTACTCATTTTAATTTCTCTTCAAAAATTTCAGTCAAATAAACTTCAATGGCTTCCTTCAAACATCCCTTGAAGTTGTTCCACAAAGGTGCATCCACTTGCTGATACTCTTGGATCTTATCTAACAACTTCCATGAAGCTTCATTTAGTACATCAGAGCCTAAATCAATATTAATACTCATCACTCACCCCTTTAGAATTCACTTCCACATTAGACAAAGAAACATGCCAGACTGATTCTTCACGCCAAACTTTGAATGATGTGTGACCTTGTGCTACTAGGTTTTCTACGGTGATCATAGCGGCGCTTAGGGTGATATGGGAAGTTTTCATTTCTTAATCCTCTGTGTCGACAGACCAGATTGTACCATTAGGGAAGTCATTGTGGAAGAACTGGCGAGCATTTAGGTCACTCGATGCTGTGTAAATAACTTTATTCAAAGTGTGCACAGTGGCATCAAAGTCCCAGCCTAGTTCATGGTAGTAAATGTAGTAGTTGTCCATGTTACACCTCACTCAAAGTCTTAATGTATCGTTTGGTTGCTTGTTTTTCAGACGGACTTAACTTCTGTCCTCTTGTTAGCATTTAATCGCAGATTGGCAGCCCTGTCAAGCAATTTTTCTGCAACAAGCAAAGAGAAATTCTCCGCTTCGCCAGCCAGTCGCCACTTTTCAATTGCGGCTTCAATTTGCACAGCCTTAGCCATACACCATGCTTGATGAGCAGTTAGAGGATCTTGAAACACGCCAAGGTAGCGTTTACCTTCACCTTGAACTCTGGCTACGTACCGATCACTGTATCCGCTGACAAAAGTTACACCAAGGGGCAGATCTACTAGGCTTTTGTTGTTAGATGACACTAACATATTTATATAGTTTGGAACAAAGCAGCAGGTGTTAGGGCCATATTCTTTGTTACCTTTAATAAGTATATCTTTGTCTATCTCCAAACCTTCCCAAATCTGAACTTCCATCCAAGCCTTGAATGCGCTAAAGTATTTCCAAACGATGTTTACAGTTGTTCCCTCAAGCACAGGTCTTTTAGAAAGCGTATTCTTGCTATAACCTCTTTTGACCATAGCGCTCCACTTCCTATAGAATGGACACATCACAGATTTATTTCCAACACGTATAGATACTTTGTAATCCGCATCATTGATACCCCATCCAGATACAGTTGGAAATTCTTTAGGTTTGTTTAAACCCCTATTTCTTGTGTACTTTGTTTTAGACATTTTTCAACTCATCCAAGTAATTGCTAATTTTAATTTTATATCGTACCAATGTTTTAGTGATCACACAAGCCTTCTTTAAGATATTTTTCAGGCTATTCTCCGAAGATAAGTCATCTATCCAGATCACTCCACAAGGTGTGGCTACCTCTGTGTGGGTGTAATCTACATCACACGAATTGTAGGTAGTTTCTACGCCAAATTCCTCTATTTCTGTCCGAATTGGTCGGACACTGACAGCCTTCTTCAACAAGACTTCTTGACGTTCGATTTTAGCCACAATCACATCACGAAGAAGGCTGTACTCAGAGATTGACATGTCTGTTGTTTTATACTCAGTTTCCAGCTCCACCATCTGAGACTGAAGAGTCTGTAGTCGCTTGAACTGAGGTAAGATTTTATCTTTAATGCTCACCTTAGGTTTATTTGCACCAGCCCGCAAAGCAATCTGTTCATCAGAAAACCAATCAACGTTGGCTTTGCCGTGTTGTGTGTACATTGGGATTTCAACGGAACGGACGTGTCTTGAGCCCGTTTGCTGGCCCGAGTAGTCAGGTTCGTTGTCGTGTGATGAGACCCATGACTGGATTGCGAAATAACGACTCATTGAACACCTACCTAAGCTTGTTTGTTCCTGTTGTGGTGATTCTAACCCAACGAAAACAGGCCGTCAAGCGGCCTTTTCAATATAAGTAAAGTTTTCATATTTATCAATTAACGCTTTAGCTACACGTTCATCTGTTTGTTGTGCTGCGAGTACATAGGCTTGCTCCAGTTTAAACGTAAGCCATGCTTGGTGAGCTTCTTCTGGTGTCTTGAAGTGGCCTAAAACTTTTACCTTCCCTGTGACAACAGAACTGCACGTTGCCACATACTTACCTCTACTCTTGTCGAAACAAACACCAATAGGCCACTCACCACGATCTGCTGCCCGCTCAATTATGAATGAGTTAACTCTAGCGTCTACGAAGACGCAAGTATCAGGACCGTAGATCTTATTGCCCGGAAAGAGGATATCTTTATCCAGCTGTTTACCTTCCCAATCTTGAAGCTCCATCCAAGATTTGAAGTTGCTGAATGTTAGCCATTCTCTCACCACAGAGCAACCTTTATAACTTGGATACTTTGACTGGTAGTTTTCACTATAACACCTCGTCAACATACTCATCCACCTACCATAGAACGGACATACCCATACAAGCTTTCGTTTTTTACCGCCTAGGTAACCGATTGTCTTGAACACTTGTACAACATAATCAGCATCGTTAATACCAACACCGCGCACTAGCTTAGTTCTCTGGTAGCTCTTCAACTTTCTCTTCTCCATATATAAAGCCCTCTAGGACGAGGGCACAATTTTACAACACTTACTCTAAAACTTCTTACAACACCGTCCACACTTACTGCATTGAGTAGTCCCACAGCAAGCCAAGATTAGGATATAAGGAACAATCCACAACAAGCCTGTAAGCAACACCAACACGATGTTAACCAGATGCCCACCAGCAGACAACCCTTTAGTGATACCAATTTGAACACCACACGATGGACACTTACACATTGACATGCTCATATCACACCTCCAATACACTGATGAACAACGCATCAGGCCAATCAAGGTTAGCGATCACACGAGCGCCTTCATGACTCGTAGCTTCAATATCCAGGAAGAACTCACCGCTTGAGTCAAGCATTTTTACTTTGAATGTACGAGTATAACTTTTCACGATATCACCTCAATCAATTCATTTGTGTATAGATTCTGTAGCCACTGACCCGTACCATCATCAAAAAGTATAGTAGCTGTTTCATTCTCCTCGTCTACGTTGTTAAAGGTTATCTCCTTAACTTCGCAAGCGGATTTGAATTTGCTGCCACCCACGCGAACGAATACTTTGTCACCGGGGAGGAGTTGTCCGATGAGCTTTTTCATGTCAAGCGCTCCAGCCTACGGATTTTAGACTCTAGTTGATAGATTGTGCAGATATCTTCTTCTAAGCTTTCACCACTCACTGCTAGTTCAATATCATTAAAGACAAAGGTTACATAGTTGTGTCTGGTGCTGATTGCCTGCTCTTTTGCATATTGAACTGCTGTGTAAATGCTGAATCCCGGTGGTATTACAATCTTCATGACCTTCTCCTCATACCAGACGTACGATGAATCGGACAGCTCCATAGGCCAAGTCCTTCTTGTTAGCAAAAGCACGAGCAGTGCTACCTTTACCTGCTGGGTATTGCTTTACGACAGCCTTGGTCTGGATGTCAACTACTTCGTAAGCTACGTTGGTTTGAGTAGTCATGTCTGTTGCTCCGGTTTGGTTAGAAGCTTTCTGCTTCCTATGTAGATATTCTAGGGTAGTCAGAAAGTCCTGTCAATACCTATTTATAAATAAATTTAGCAGAGAGCAAATCATTAGCCCACTCGTACATCTCACCAACACCAAATGCATAGGACAGGGCAATCTTTGTGTGCTTAGCGCTATTAGGGCAGACGTTATCATTTACCATTGAGTTGATAGTGTCACGGTAGGACTGTTTGAACCGCTTAGAGGTTTTCATTTTATTCTCCCATCTCTTCAGAAATCAAAGCTGGATCACGAGAAGCTTCATACCAACCGTAGCACCAGAGACTGGCTTCTAAAGTATCTTTAGCATAAGGGCAAATCGACAACATTTTATGCTCAACACGAGCAGTCCAGCCTTCTGAAAATTCTACGGTGAGTTGCTTTTGTTGAATGTTCATCTCAATCACCCTTCGGTTCAGTTGTTTTACTTTCTTGAGTTGATTAAGAGCCCCTTTCGAAGCCCTGTCAAGCATTTATTTTCAAACCTTCTCTGTATATCTGTAGTTGTCATAGTCTTCTTGGATCACTTGCCACTTGGCCGCAAGTGGTTCCCGAAGCTCTTCAAGGAATTCAGGGCTTTCGTAGTAGATTCCAATTTCAGTCTTGAGGTGCTCTATCTTAGCCAACTGCCAAAACCTGTGTGCTTCCATTGGGTCTGATGCCCTGCCCAGTATAGTGGTTACATCACCCCTCTTTATGCTTGCAACGTAAGTGCCCACGCCGCTTTTCTTCACACCCATACCATGAGCAGACCTTACAGAAAACTTATCAAGAAACAAATTGTTAATTCTCACAGGTACTGCACGGCAAAATTCGGGTCCATATTCTTTGTTACCGAAGACTAGTAAGTCCTTGTCAATTCTAAAGTCATCGCTCGGGCAATTGCTGTAGTACCATGCACAATAATTCTGTAAGTTATGCCACAAAGGATTCACATAGACACCTTTAGCACCATAGTCTGAGTACGCTTTGTGTCCCGTGTCGTAACACCTACGGATCATGTTTGCCCACCTCTTATATGCTGTGTGTTGGTTTCCATCTTTTCCCGTTGTTGAGTATGGTCCAACCCCGCGATATCCAATACCAAGAACCGTCTTTGCTAGTGGGTCTTCAACCTTACCCCTGATAGCAGCACTGGCCCTAGTCGTCACAAATGAGCCAGTATTAATAAACCTAACCTTGATGTCAAAGCAACCATCAGCAGATATTATTTCATACGGTCCTGATACACCTCTAGCCTCAAAGATGTCGCCGACCTTGTACTTTCTAACTTGTCCATCTGGTATTTTACGCACTTTCTTCCTCTTAATAGTAAACCCGACACTAGGCCGGGTTGTTTTGTTGTGACTGTTGCCAGTCGTTTACTCACTAGGCTTAAGAATCTCTTTGCAACTCTTAGAGATTACCAAAAGTTTAGATCTATTCTCAATGTTGTCTTGGCTCACCACTTCCGTTAGCTCTACGATACCTTCAACCACTTCAACAAACTTTTCAAGTTGACCTTTCAATTGTGAGATTTCAAGATCCTGCAACGAAAACAGCTCGTTCATTAGCTCAATACGTTCCGCTGTATCATCTGTACTTGGAAGACTGAGGGCTTCTTCCTTCGGAACTTCTCCCAAAGGTTCCTCCCTATCTTCTATCAAACCAGACACTAGTGGCGTCACTTTATAGTTAACATCTTCAATTGCCCAAGCCTCAACCTCTTTCATAAACAAGCTACGGCCATCTCTCTCAATCAAAAACCCTTTAACTTTGGAGTTAGTCATGGTCAGCACCTCAATTTGATCTAGCAATTGAGGCAAAAGCTTGTGCCAATGTCTTCTTGACGCGAGATTTACCGTCGATCCTCTGCACACGATAGCCCTCGGAACACTTGATTATTAAACCGAGAAAATTACCCCGATCATCAAACATGCGTCGAGTGTTGTTGCCCGATACAGGACTGAAAGAACCTTTGATGCTGTCTGTTTGTGCCATGATAATCACCTTAAAGATTTTTAGATACTTAACCCAAAGAACCATTTCCTTGGATTTTGTCTCCTTGGTCTGTCAGATGGCCTACTACTTAATCGCCGTCTCTACATCTCCCTTCGGTATGAAGAACTATAGCGAAAGGCTTACACAGCGTCAAGCAATTTCTGAAAAGATTTTACGAATTGTAAATTAACCCTTTAGAAACAAGCACTTGCTCAATACTTCCAAGGTTGATAGCGTAAGCTTTAGCCTCAGCTGTAGGATACGCAACATCAAAATCAATATCCTCAGCAAACCACAGGTGGCTATCTAGAAACCCTTCCAGTGTGCTGACAGGAAGGTTTGAGTAAGCTAGACAGTCCAACAAGGCTTCGTTGTGAACACCTTCCACTTTCAGAGATTCCAAAGCTTGCTTGATTTCTTTAACGATCATTTTATGAAGCTCCTACGTTGTGTGTGTTGACTCGTTTGTGTTACAGATTCAGAGCCTGTGTAAAGTTGGTGAGAGGCTCTGTTAAGGTGATGATACGCTTGTCGGATCCCATAGCAAGGGGTGTTTCACGAAATTATCACATTTATTTTCGAGCCCGTTTCCATGCAGCATTAAGAATTTGTAGCGTCTCATCTTCCTCTTTTGTACGGTGTGCAGGCTCAGAGGATGCTTCCAATTGATTGAGGATCAACCAAAGCTGTTTTTCTGTAAGTCTCACGAGTACAGCTTTGTCTCCAATCATCTTTCTCTCCTAAAACATTAATTTAAATTATCAAAACACCATCTCTTTAAAACATCCCAGTTATTTTATGCCATTGTTCTTCTACAAACTTGACACCTTCTAAATAATCGTGATCATCATTTCGATTAACCACATCCTCAGATTTCCACTCAATCCAATGTGCAATCCACTGTTCCAATCCAATGACACTCAAATCACATGCATACAGACCTTCGCTGATTGCATCTTTAAAGCTTTCTGATTCTGTCGATTCATTTAAGACAGTTTGCAAGCGTTCTTTTAGTTGCTGAAGAGGATTAATTCTGTTATTCACTGGTTCAGCTCCTGCCTCTCGACGATAGGCTCGATCTTCCCAAGACAATCACGCTTCGATTCGGGCCATGTTCTGACGACCTCGGCGCATTGCTTGCAGTGTTCGGCAAGCGTTGGCTCGGCGGCAGGGGCAGCGAGGAGGAGTCGAAGTTCTTGGAATGCTGACATATCAGCCGCTGCCAGCCTCTCCGCAAGCTCTTGCGTGATTTCAAATTTACTGCTCATTCGCTTGCTCCCGATTCGGTGGGCTTGAGGGCTGCGTCGATCAATTCACCCAAATAATCGTTCGGTCTATCGCAGCGATTGCGAGCCCGCCCAAGCAGGTTTTCCAATTTCTTATTCCGCTGCTCAGCGGCTGTAAGGCGCTGAATCAGATCAAGTCTTTCGTTCAGACCATCCATGTAAATTTCATTGATACCGTCCAGCTCTTCCCGCAGCCCAGACAGTTGATCTTTCAATAATTTATTTTCAATTTCCACAATATTTCTCCTTTTACTCATTTGATTAACAACCTATCCAAACAATACCCCAATTTCCCCAACAAAACAACCTTTTCATGCAGCTTTTTCGTATGTTTAAGCCACGTTAGGGCTTAATTGATACAAGGGCAAGCCTTGACAATAACCTCTGTTTAATTCCACTCCAAAACACTATTCTTCAATGTCTGCATTAATTCTTTATAATCCATCTCACCGGGCTCGTGATATTTCTTCAAAGATTCTTCCAACCACAAAGCTTCCACACCATCACATTCTATGAAATCCACAAGAGGAGTGCCTAGAATGTAGGCGTGTCCTTCATTTGTGTAGATCGTTTGTCCTGTAAGTCTGCACACAAAATCTTCATTAGCTTCAATGATGGCTTCGATAATATAGAATCCATTATGTTCCGATAAGAGTTTACTTTGTAGGATTACCCTCTCTCCGATGCTAAAGAGGTGATTCATACCCTTTCCTCTTTAGTCAATACACGCTGGCTGACATTGCCCACAACATACGCACTAATGATAACCATTGTCAATGACTGGAACACATCTGGTGGGAGCGTACCATTCCATAAACACACGAAGAATAGAAGTTGTGTAGTGGAGATTAGAATAAACTTACGAGATAGGAATTTATCAATCATTTTGTTCATCCTCATAATAAAATTTCACTTTAAGCTTTTTATCCAAGTCGTGAAACTCTTCCCAACCTGAGTCTTTATATTTCTCATACCAGAAATTAGAAACATACTCTTGAAGGGCTTCACCGTATTCATCAAAAGCTTCTTCATACCAGTCAACCAACAGTTCGCGATTGCTCACGCTTCAACCTCCTCTTCAATAACTTGCCCAAACACATTAGCCAAAACATATTCCCTACATGCCTTGTCAAACCTGAAACGACACTGTTTAAGCTCTTCGCGGCAAAGTATGTACTCAAGGCTATTATCTAGCGAACTTTTCGACTTTGCATAGGCACTTTCTGCCTGCTGGAGACGTTCTAGTAGTTCGGTAAGGTGGTTCATAGGGTTTGTCATTCTGGCGCCCCTTTCTGCTCTTTATACACCAGATATTTAAGGTATTGAGCAACATCAAATAGCTGCTCATCGTCCTCTAAATCCATATCAGGGATACAGATGTTTGCTGTTCCAACAGAAGCTGTCATCTCAAAGGCAAGCTTGAGAATGGCTACTTGCATCTCTTGTTCATTCATTTGTGAACTCCAATAATTCGTGTTGTACGAGCCACACATTCCCACTCATCGAAATCTAGGAAATGATACCCTGAAACTTTACTCCACACAAGCAGAGTTTTATCTTTGATAGGCTGATTTGTGTATTCTTCAAAGTCTTTGATGTTCATTTCACCAATCCTTTTGCAAAGTCCATTGCATCAGAAATGTTAGAGAATGTTTTAGAAACGTCTTTAGAACGTACAGTCCAGACATTCTCTTTATTCTTGAATGGGAGAATTCCCAAACCGTTCATGGTCATTAGTTGGGTTGAGGCGTTCATTTGGTTTCATCCTTTAAGATTGCAATATCAATTAGACGAACAAGTTCTGTGCTAGCTGTTTCAATATTACTCTGCTCGTCAAAGAATGTCAGCCACTCATTCGAGAGACTAATAAAAGGTGTGCCGGATGCGATTAGGAAAGCTTCCCAACGAATAGAGTTTTGAATCTGTTCAGCAGATGGACGCTTTGCTACTGATACTCGCTTAGTTTTTACTGACATAACATTCTCCCCTTAGTACTTATGAATCGTTATGGAATTATCTACGGATTTATTTGAATTTAAATTTCTTATAAAACCTGTTGCTTCTTCTAGACTCCAAAATACTGTATTGTAGTAACCAATTCCATGCATCCCACTCTTAAAATTAAGCCAAAACAACCACAAAAACTTATACTGAGGATAATACTTATTTCCTACTTGTTTTATACGATAATTCATAACATTCCCTCTTAAATTCCTGTGATGTATTGCTATCTTTAGATAAATATCTTTGATAGCCGTATTGTCTCTGTTTTGGTACAGGCTGTCAACAATTATTTGAAAGCTCTTCCAAAACAAATTCCCAACCATTTCGACGTTGTAGATCAAACTTAACCAATTCGTACATTCGGCAAAGGGTTGTTGTCTTAATCCTAATCGTTGCACCTTCGCTATCTGTAAAGGTGCTGTAATACTGATTAGGATTTGCCGATACATAGTCCTCAACTGTCAAACCATTACCTGTGAGCTTCATGCTGCTTTCTCCTCGTTGTTGACAAACCACTTACACCCATCATTAGGATTCTTGCAAGCTACAGGCATACAAAGATAAGCCTGATAACGAGGCAAAGGAATCTGCGTGAAACGTTTACAAGCGGTCTTGCGGACACAATCTGTACCCTCGCACATAACGAGATTTGTCATTGTTCATCCTCATAAGTAACTTCAAACCAATATTCATGATTAGGAAACTCAACACCTAGTTTCCTAACCTCTTCCCGTGCTTCCGTTTCATCTGTAATGTGATCACTACAGAATACCACATCCATATTCTTATCTTCGTAATAGATTTCGTAGATGTTACTCATCCCTCTTCTCCCAAATCAAATTCAAGCGCTTCAATAATCTTCTCAATATCGTCTGTCACAGAATAATCGTAGTGCAATTCTTTCTCCAACAAATGTTTAGCATTTTGGAGGAGAGTGATAGTGTCGAGTATTGTTTGTTTACGTTGGGTCATTTTTCAGCCTCCATATTAGGACGTGCTGTCCACTGCCACTCCTTACAGTTTTCTTGCCAAGCTTCTTGAAACCAATCGTCTGTATTTTCAAGACATGCATAATACTTCCCATCACCTTCATCTTTGTAGAACCATGCTGCACAGACAAGTCCTGTAGACGGTTGATACCATTGTGCTTCTTTTGGGGCTTTGTTCCAATTGATATTCATTTCGTCTCCTCTTTCAATACAAATTTAGCACTATTATTACACAGAACATGGTTCGGATCAAGAGTTCGTGCAACAAACCTGTCTACACCATCATTCTTTGAACAAAACTCTTCAGCCTTTGACCACTCTTCAGGGGTGATGCGAATACTAGATGAGTTAACACCTAGAAAGATACCAGACAGAAATACACAGAACCAACCAAATAATTCGCCCATTTTAATTGTCCTTTGTACCAAGTTGAAGGAATCTTTTATTGTAGCAAGGGTGCTGCTCTTTTACAAACTGATTGGTAGTGAAGTCTGTGTATTCAAAATGCCGACCACAACCATAAGATTCATCACTAGGATCAAACTCTTCAGTTGTAACATTGCCACCTTGATCATAATAACTTGTACCAGATGAGTGGTGCAATACTTCTACGATTGCTTCTTGGTCCTGTGTCTCAAGCCATTTGATAAAGTCTTTAACATTCATTTCTCGTTCTCCAATTCATCAATCTTATCACTCAACGAGAGCAACCGACTTTCAATGTACTCTTTCTGAGACAACAAGTCGTTATATTCTTTCACATACTTCTTCAGCACTGCTGCATTACTAACCTCATTCCCTTTAGGTTTAGCCCACTTCTTCGTACACTGATACCCTACAAACACAATGCCTTCGTAATCATCTTTAGCATATTCATGCACAAATTCATAGTCATTCAGGTTGCAGATGAATTCTAAATCAAATCTTCCAACATCAATGTATTTAGAATATTCACGAGCCAACCCTTCGTGTGTGAAAATGTTTGTGTCTTCTTTGCCATCTTTGAAAGGCCAGTAGTTGTACGTGTCGATTAGGACAATATCACCGTGATCGTCTGTGCGAGCTACGCAGCGACGATCACGACACCAATAAGGGTCTGATGAAGGGCCGAGGTTAGGTTTCCAACTGTATGAAAAGTAATCACCATCTTTAATTTCTTTCATTTCATCTCTCCCAAACGTTCATTGATACGTTGACGACTAATTTCAATAGCTTCTTGTGTAGGAACATAATCTCCAAACCACCAGTTATTGATTCCTTCAATCAAACTGTCTTTTTCAATAGGATTTACTTTATATCCACGACTGACAGCTTCATTGCACAGAGAGTAATACCTCTTGGTGATGAAGTCAAGCTTATCATACAGAAACAAAACATGACCTGTACCCATTGTGTAAGCTGATGGCTGCTTGATCTTATCTTTGAAATTGTACTTGTTAATCTTACGAGCTTGTGCTTTGCGGACTAGACCAAAGACACGAGTGATCTCATGCAATTCTCCGAGCAAGTGCTTATTGTGCAATTCAGATGGTGCGATAACATTGATTCTTGTCATGACAAAGCTTCTGTGTGAGTAGCTGATGTGAGAATCATACAGACAAAAGAAAAGGCCGTCAAGCGGCCTGTGGGGTTGGGGTAGCATATAAAATAAATTTATTTTAATGTGCATATCTCTTCGTTCAAGTGTAGGACTGTGATACTCCCTCTAAAAAGCTTTACTTCAAACTCTCCGTTGTGACTATTTCTGCTTTCTATTCGTGAACGTAACAATGCCACCAAACGGTCATCGATTGCTTCTCCAAAGTGCTCTTCTAAGAACTTAGAGATGACCGTTTTTAAATAGAACCTTCTTTTCATCTCCACTTTGTTCATTTAAAATCTTCCTCTGTAATTTTAGGATATTCCACTTCCATAACACGAGCCTGAATGTCATCACGAAACCTAAACCACTCTTGTTCTGTGCTTGAGTACCAGAAGGAAACGTTGTTAACTCTCTTTACGTAGTTTAGTTCTGTGAATATACCAAGCTCATCATAAACAGAGACGAAGCATTCAGACCAGAAATCGTTTGGTAGATCTGTTGGTTTTATCCAATTGTTCATTATTTCTTACTCACAAAGCAAAATTGATTATCACCCACTTCCTCTTTCCATGCATTCAGCATAATAGAGTGGAGTTTGTCTTCAGCACTTGCACGACAGATGAAACTGTCATGATAAATCAAAAGGTTTTCTCCTTCTTGAATCATGTCTGATACTACACGGGCTGCAATATTGCTGTCAATATTCATCAGTCGCATACCGGCATCAGTATAGAAATAATCTTCAATCAAATAATTATGTTTACGAATAGCCTCACAAACGTCTAGCACTTTGGTAGGTTTGATAATCCCAACAAACTTCTTATCTTGATCTTTCTTTTTAGTGTCTTGGAACAGCTTATTACTTACTGCGCTAACTGCTCCTGTACGATCAATTGCGTTAATAGAGATGAGCAAAGCTACTTTAGCCAGATTGCGCACAGGATCATATGTAGTCAAGCCATACTTTTCTTTGTGGTCATCAATCATTTCCTGATCAATCTTTACAATCTCTGAAAGATCAGCACCATATGGCTTGAAGTCTCGACCAATAATATCCCAAACATTGCAGTCATACCCTCCACTTAGATTCAGCCGTTCTAAACAGAGCATCGGGTGGATTGATGAGTAGTCGAGTTCACAAACAGATTCCCCACCAAATGTCAGATACTTAGAACGATATTTCTCAGGAAGAAGCTGCACGCCGCCACCTGATACAAAGAAGCGTCCAGACTCTTGCAGACTATTGCTGTATACACGTTTGTACTCAACTGTTGCAACACGTTTGCCTTTGAATTCAATACTAGCGTCTTTCAAGCTGTCGTTTAACACTTTAACACCCTCTCTCAGTGTGGTGATACCATTACGTCCACGAAGGGACTTGTTTTCACCTGTCTTTCTGTTACGAATTTCAATCATTTCATCAGCCTCAGTGTTAGGCATCAATACTAAATCAATTGTATCCCACAAAGCAAGGTATTTTTCTTTAAATTGTACAAAAGATTTAACTGTTTTGGTTGGATTACCTTTGGTATCTGTTTCTTTTACAAATCCTTTATAAATGTCAATAAACTGACACTCCTCTAGATGGTAGAGAAGGGCAGTCACAACACGATAACCAATGTTTTGATCATTAGAGCTATAGTAATTAGAAGATAATGAGATATAGAAGCCTCCAGCTTTGTTCCTAACTGCCTTAGCACTATTAGTTACAAACCAACGGATAGCTTTCTCCCACCTACCATCTGTAACAGTAAGGAGATACTTCACTACACCCTCATACCATACACTTCTGTGATAATACAAGCTACTATCTGTATTAGTAATCATAGCTTCATACATCTGAAGATCATTCATCTCTCTTAAATCATAAATCATAGACTCGATATCCGGTAATGGTCTTATATAACATTTACACCTCTAGGCCACGTAATACAAGGCTCTCAGGAAAAGAAATCATTTATTCGCTCCACTGAATCACAATCTCATCAGTCTTGTAGTCATGAAACTCAAAGTATGTCAACCCATCTTTAGGCTTAGGGTCTAACACACTGCCGTTACAAGGAAATCCTTTCTCTTTCAGGAGATGCATGATTGAATAGTTAGGTGGCTGGTTTAGGATATCATTCATTCCTATACGGATTTCTTTAATCATCGTTTCATACTCTCTTTTGTAGGAAACTCCCAACCATTATCTTCACAAGTCTTCTTCCAAGCCTTGTCTTTGAAGCTCTCATCTTGCAGACGTTCATAAATGTATAGTGGTAGGTGAATCCAACCATCGTAGGACATGGATTCAAAAAGATCCTTCAAATCACCCTTGTTGAAAGCGTATACTGTGTTCTTGTCTTCCATATCAATCTCCTCAATTTGTACAGCCATAATCTCACATTTACCCCTCAAATAGCAAGGAAAAGAACATGGTATTATTTCAAGTGGTTAGTGGTTAAGTTGAAGGATATTCATGTTGTTTAATCCTCAATCCCATCATCAAAATGTCTACGAATCAAATACTGTCTCCACTCTTCACTCACTTCATAATCTTTCTTTGTGTGGTTGTCAAAGAATCCAATAGCCCAACCACTGCTACTGATGATACCACCTTCTCGGATAGGCTTCCCCCAAGATTCCTCAACATTCAATACTTCACCTTGAACATATGTGGATGCAAGATAGCGTGATTTACTGAGGACAACTGAAGAGTATTTCTTTCCTGAATGTAAGTGTGTGACGTACCAAGCTTTAAGATTGTTCATTGCAAAACTCCGCTAATCACATCTTCATACTGCTGAATATAATCCCTCATACCCCTTTCAAACTGATACGAGGGTTCCAGATTACCACAGTATTCAATAGAACCACCTTCAGGATAGATGAACTTAAGCCGTCCAGCATAACTGTTCTCTACAAAAGCTTTCTCTTTGTAATGTTCCTCAGCTTGCAAGAAACCCTTCCACCACATTGATTTCTGCATCACTCTTCTCCCTTCCAAACCACTTCATAAACAGGACACACATCAGACAGCTTCCTGACATACGTATCATAATCCATAAAATTCCCTACAAGGAAGAACACCCCCTGACTATTCATGACAAGCATCTCCTTCTCTTTGAGCTTAAGCTTCTGTCCCGTGGATGTGTCGATTATTTTGAATTTCTTTTTCATTTGTTATTCTCCTAGCACTTTCGTGGTATAATTAATAAACTCATCTGACTCAGCAAGCTTTTTCTCATACAGCTCTGCATACTCTTCTGGAAACATCCAGTCAACCAAATTTTCTGCTGTACTCCTAGACATTTTCCAGCAGAGAAGGCTTATACAATACCCTCTAAACTCTTCATAATTCATTTGGCATCAGCCTCGTAAGCATCATAGACGTGTACAAGCATACCGTTCTCAACAAGTTTATAGAAATTCATGTTATGCTGAGTGGCTTCGTGTACAGAACCTTTGTTGGTTTCCATAAAGGAACGAGCATCAGAGTCAGTCCAGTGTTTGCCATGCAGTTGAAAGTGGTTACTTCTGAATTTAATGTTCATGGTGTGTCTCCTTGATTGATGTGCCTAGGATAACCTCATCACCAACCCCTGTCAACCCCATTTCGAAAAATCTTCTGACAGAGTGTAGATAAATCTACCAAACAAATTTGCTAGACAAATCTACTGAATGAATTTACCAAATGAATTTGCCCAAGGGGTTTCCCTAAATAGATCGCCTAGAATAATATTTTTAAATCATTTCTTGACAGGTGGAGGGATGTGGTGGAGAATTGGTGTATCTGAAAAGCAACGTAGAGAGGAAAATATAATGGAAATTAAAGCTTACGCCTGTAAACACTGTGAATCAATCTACAAGACAGCGCAGAAAGCATCTGCCTGTGAAAAGAAATGTGTAGCCCGTATTGCAGAGGAGAAGACTGAGGAGGAACGTCAGGCAAACCTTCAAACTCTTGTGAATTACGTTCGTCTGAACGCAGAGTCTATAGAAGATATCTGCCGAATGTCTGAGGAAGTAAGCCTCAAGTTGTTCCCCAAATCCTCTATCAAGAAGATGAAGCTTCGTGTTTCTTACGCACCACATGCTAGTAACTCTCATTCTGCACCTCTCGGTGAATTTGAGAATTGGGGACGCAAGGAAGGTAAACCTACGGGATACCCAGCACTTAGAGGTTCAATTACTGTAGTGTACAACAAGGAACCTAAAGGTTTTTCTTCAAGTACCTTCAATTCTCGTGATGGTATTTGTGGTATTCACACAGGGGATGGTGGCTATCGGTCAGGGGATGGTGGCTATACTGTGGGTTATGACGTAACCCTCTGGTTGTCTGATTTTCCTAAGATCAAAGCTGCAATTGAGGCTAAACAAAAAGAGATTGATAGTTATGAAATTTTTCGTTCCAAACTTTCTGGCGAATACATCGACCAAGTGAGCGCAGATGCTGAGATTAATGCTGCCAAGTCCAATATCGAAGACTTTGAAGATGAAATCCGAAAACTACGTGAGCTGATCGCTTGTGAGCAAGGTATTATCAAGGACAAAAAAGAAAACTACTCAACCCCTAAACAAGAAATTCTTGACAAAGAGTATGAGAAGACTTCTAATGATTTTGGTCTGAGTCGTGGTCAGCAATCATTGACAAGCATCTGGTAAAACCTCTTGACCCCTCACAAACAATGTGACAAGATACTGTGACTGAAGCGCTTACGAGTAAGCTAATGTAAGCAAATAAATTTGACTAATTATTAATGTAATGCTATGCAGCGAAAGCTATTCGAAGAGTGGCGGCTGTGGGAGAGATGGGATGATTTCAGGATATGTGTTAGCAAGGCAAACTGCTGTAGAAATGCCTAATGGTGCTCGTAGTGAGCTAGGTTATACACTTTTGGATGGTGTTGGCGTATTTCACTCTATTGAAGAGGTGTACGAAGTGATCAAGGACTTGAACTTACCTCTTGGCTGGGTAGCTATGTCGGTGGACCAACTTCTTCCGGGTTATATGCTTCCAAAGGAGAATAAATAATGAGAGTATGTCAGTCAATTCAAGAGCTTCTTGATGAAGAGCTAAGCCAAATGTGGGAAGGTTTGGACTATGAAGGTCTGAATGTGGAAGCTACGAAAGAGTGGTTTGCAGGGACAGATATTTTTATTCAGATTCTTGATAAACTTAAAGAAGAAAATAAGCACCTATCATGATTGATGAACATATGCAGCAATTAATTGAGATGGAAAAATAAATTGAATGGGTGGGAGGAATAAGTGATGAATTGCAAATGGAGACATGTTGACCTAGGCTGGCGGTGTGGTACAATCTACGAAATGTGTGATGAAGCTGTTCAGGTTGCGAAATTGTTGAACACACAAGTATCATTTACTTTCAACGGTGTTCGTGTTAATGTCAGCAACCAAAGTGATGTTGAAGGTGTTTCTTTTCAAGCAATGGAAGCTGTAAAGAATAAAACTGATGCAGTCTTTGGGAAGGGGTGTCACTAATGGCTATGATTAATATCACTAAAGATTATCGCAAGTATTCTAGTGAAGAACTTCGGTCACTTGCATATTCAGGCTTGCTTGAGTGTAACGGGTATGATCTTGACTCGTTCCTTGAATACATCTTTCAGGACATGCACAGCGAACAAGACTTGAAAGAAGCCTTAGAGGAAGGTAAGAAGGAAGCACTTGACAGTGAAATTAGTATTTGTTCAGAATGTGAAGAAGAGATTTATGGCTGAACATCCTTGCTATTCTTGAAGCAATTTGATTAATATTCTTTGCAGGGTGTTGGAGGGGAGAAGAGCGTGAGTAACAAATACGGCATTGATACATCCCATGAACACAAGACAGGATGTCCAAGGTGTATTCGAAAAGGTGAGGACAGGTCCAAGAATAATTTGCACGTCTATGGAGAAGGTAAGGGAGCTTTCTGTTGGGCGTGTGAGTTTACTATTCCAAGTGATGAGTGGCTTGCCGAACATGGCGAAATTAAAGATGAAGAAGAGGAGTTTGATTACATGGGTTCTGAGTTTAACCAAGAGATTCACAATAAATTGAAAGAAAACACGTCAGTAGACCCTAAAGGTTGGAGGGGTCTACGCCGTGATACTTGTGCCTACTTTGGTGTTCGTCACTCCTTCAACACTGAAACAGGTGAGATTGAAAAACAATATTATCCAACTACCCAGAACTACGAGTTGTCGGGTTATAAGGTTAGGCATGAACCAAAGGATTTTGGGGCAATTGGCATCACTGGTAAACAATGTGAATTATTTGGACAATTCCGGTTTCAGGATGGCAAGGGCAAATATATTCTGTTGGTAGCTGGCGAAATCGACGCCTTGAGTGCCTACCAGCTCCTTGGTGATTATCAGAAATCCAAAGGCTTTGAACCTATTCCTGTAGTTTCTAGTACTATTGGTGAAGGAGGAAGTGCCAAACAGGTGCAACAGCAGTATGCATTTCTGGACCAATGGGAGCGAGTCCATATTTGTTATGACAACGATAAAGCTGGCAAGGAGGCTGCTGAGAAAGTGGCTAAAGTTTTGCCTAAAGGTAAAGCATTTATTGTCAACCTAAGCTTGAAAGATTGTAATGAGTATCTTGTGGCAGGGAAGAGTAAGGAATTTATCAAAGCTTTCTATGATGCCAAGGGCTATACCCCGAACGGTATTGTTGGTAGTGGTGAGCTTTACCAAAAAATCCTTGATGAGGTGGAAGCTGACAAAATCCCTTTTCCACCATTTATGAAAAAGCTCAATGAAATGACTGCTGGTGGTCTGAGCTTGGGGAAGCTGTGTAACATCGGCGCCGCCACAGGATTAGGGAAGACAGTTTATGTGGACTCAATTATTTACCATCTTATTTTCAACAGTCCATACCGTGTTGGTGTGGTGAGTATGGAACTTAACAGTGGTCAGTATGGTCTATCTATGTTGTCTCGACATGTTGGTCGGAAGATTGCCAACATTCAGGATAAGGAAGAGCGTAGTAACTATTTGAAGAGTGATTACGTCCAAGAGAAGCAAAAGGAGTTGTTCTTTAAAGCGGACGGCTCACACCGTTGGCACTTGGTCGATGATCGGGATGGTTCAATCGAGGATATGAAATCTCTCGTTGAACAGTTGGTTATTAGCTGCGAGTGTAAGGTAATTGTACTTGATCCATTGCAAGACATTCTGGATGGTATGAGCAACGAAGATCAAGCTTTGTTCCTGAAGTGGCAGAAAGGTTTGATTAAGAGCCACAACATGAGTTTCATTAACATCAATCATGTCCGAAAAAGTGGCAATTCTTCGCAATCAAACTCTAACGGCGGGATGATTACCGAAGAGGATTTTGCTGGCTCAAGTACAATTATGAAATCTGCTGCACTGAATATTCTCCTAGTGAGAGACAAGATGAATGAAGACCCTGTGATCCGCAACACTACCCGAGCTTTTCTTAGTAAGAATCGGGATAATGGTATTACAGGCCCAGCAGGTTCATATTACTACAATAATGAAACCCACCAACTTCAAGATTTTGATGAATGGTTAGAGGAAAATCCACAGGAGTTTTAAATGGCAATTAAGTATTTAGAAATTGGCCAAGTATTAGAAAATAAACAAGGTGAGAAGTATGTAATTGAAGGTCTTGACCACTGTAAATCAGTTAAGGTTAGATTCCTCTCTAATAATTCTGTAAAATACACTACTGCAAATTATGCTTATCGTGGCATCGTCCGCATGGAAAGGGTTCTTGTCGGTGAACAATATTTGGATAAGAATGGGGAAACAATTACTGTAGTTGGCAAGACTAAACAAGATGATATTACAATCCAATGGGATGATGGCGAAACGCGCTCGACAAATGCCTATAGGATTGAGAATAGGCTTGTGATTCGGACCAATGACAATAAGCATGTTAATCCAACCGTAAAAGTTGGGCAAATATACGTTAATCGCCAAGGTTCAGAAATCAAGGTTCTTGAATACGAAAATTCAACCAAGATTTTAGTGGAGATTGGCGAAAGAAAGTACCAGCAATATGTACACGCAGGGAATCTGATATCACTAAATGTACATGACAAGTATGCACCATCTGTTGCAGGTAAAGGTATTTTTGGAGATGCAGAAGTTGATGTCAAATCTCAAGTCTATACTTCTTGGGCTGGGATGTTAAAACGCTGCTATACTTTTTATGATGATAAACCAAGGGCAAGAATCAACTATGAAGGCTGTGAAGTCAGGGAAGATTTTCTGTATCTTCCAGATTACATGGCTTGGTATGAGAAACAAATTGTTCAGCCAAAGTGGCATCTTGACAAAGATCTTTTGGTTCCCGGTAATAAGATCTACAGCCCCGATACGTGTGTGTTTTTACCAAGAGCTTTGAATACGTTCTTAACAGTCAGGGGTAATGAACGCGGACCATATCCAATCGGCGTTACTTACCATGAACGTCTAGGGAAATATGAGGCTTGCTGTAATCGGGATGGTAAGAGTGTTTATCTTGGGCTTTATTTAAATCCTGAAGATGCCTTTGAAGCTTACAAGAAAGAGAAGGAATCTTACGCGAAAGATCTTGCAAAGCGTTGGGAAGGGGTGATAGACTCTCGGGCTTGTGAAGCACTGATGAATTATAGGGTTTTAATTACCGATTAGGAGTAACAAATGCTAGGCGAAAATGAGATTATTCTGGACATTGAGGCAGATGGATTTATTTTTGAATCCACGAAGGTTTGGACTGTATGTGCAACAAACATCCAAAGTGGTGAAAAGATTAAGGTAAATCCCTTTAAAGATGAATCTGCCAAGAGTCAGCTAATCTCATTCATCTTTAAAAAACCTAATCCAACTATTGGCTTTCACTTCGGTCTGGGCTATGACATGTTCGTTCTTCAGAACTTGTTGGATATTAAGTTCACAGTTGGTAAAGACACAATTGAAGGTCAACCTGTTCAGTTTGTCGATACACTTTATTTGAGTATGTTCCTCAATCCTGATCGTATCGGACATAGTGTTGAAGCCTTTGGTGAAGTTCTCGGATTGCCTAAAATTGATTGGCGAGAAAAAGCAATTGAACTGGGACTAATTGAACGTAACGCACCAAAAGGTGCTGAGTTTATGCAGTGGCATCCAGAAATGGACGTGTACTGTGAACGTGACGTTGATGTAAACGTAATGTTGTATCAATATCTTCAAAAGGAATGGCAGGAGGTTTACGGGAAACCTTTCAGCATTACTGATGCTTACAAATGTGGACAGAAGTCTTTCTATTTAATGTCTTGTCAGGAACTTACAGGATTTAAGTTTGATGTTGAAGGTGGTATTAAGCTTAAGGAACGGATTGGTGTAATGATGGAAGAGATCCGGGCAGAGGTAGAGCCTAAACTTCCTCCTCGTGCATTGAAGAAGTCCGAAGAAAAGTATTACAGTATGCCCGCTAAGCCATGGAAAAAATCAGGAGACTTCTCGTCGTCTTGGGAAAAGTTTGTAGAAAAGCACAATGGTGTTTTAGATACCAACACAGGTTTGTGGGACTTCTATGGTGAAAAGTATCCAGTAGTGGCAGGAGCTATGCTGAATATTAAGTTGCCAATGGAGATGGCTAACCAAGATCAGATGAAAGATTGGTTTCTTGAACAGGGTTGGAAACCTTCGCTGTGGAATTTCCAACGTGGGCCTGATGGTAAGCCAATGCGAGATCCTAAGACACGCCAACTTATCCAAACAAGTCCTAAGATTCAGGAACAGGGTAAGATTTGCCCCAATCTCATGAAGTTGGAAGGTGATATTGTTAAACAAGTTGTGAAGTGGCTGAGCTTGCGTAACCGACAATCTGTATTGGAGGGCTGGCTTACAAATGATCGCCTGCAAATGGATGGGCGTATTGGTGCAGGGCGTACAGGTATTGCTGCGACACATCGCCAAAAGCATCGTACTTGCGTAAACGTCCCGAAGGCTTCTGAGAAGGTTTTGCTTGGCAAAGAGTTCCGTTCTCTGTGGATTTCGGGAGATGGGATGCTTATTGCTGCCGGGGATGCCGCTGCGTTAGAGGGACGAGTTCAGGGGCACTATTGCTATAAATATGATGATGGAGCAACGGCTGAAGAATTGTTGAAAGGCGATGTGCACAGTAAGAATGCGTTTGCTTTCTTTGGACATGAATCTGAAATCCAACAATTTGATTTGCACAGCCCTGACTTTAATAAAGAACATCCTAAATTCAAGCCTTTCCGAGATAAGAGTAAAAACGGATATTATGCCTGTATGTATGGCTGTGCTGGCCCTAAATTAGCCAGTACATTAGGCTTGCCAGTTAAGATGGGAAATGATAAACTTGAGGCATTCTGGGATGCTAATCCAGCCACTAAGGCACTCAAAGAGAACCTAGAAAAGTATTGGACAAGTACAGGACGTGAGAAGTATCTTCCTGCGATTGATGGCCGTATGCTTTGCACTCGCAAGAAGTCTGCACTGCTTAATACAATTTTCCAAAGTTGTGGTGGTATTTCAATGGATTATGCGCTATGCTTTATGGACGCTTGGCTTGGTGGTTTGAAGTGGAAAGATCGTAAACCTTACTACATCTACAAAGGTCATGTAGTGATGCGTGTTTGCTATCAACACGATGAGGTAGAATTTGAGTGTGAGGAAGAAATTGCAGAGGAAATTTCTCGAATGATTGAAAAAGCTATTGAAAAAGCTGGACTCTATTTGAAACTTAAAGTACCATTAGCGGGCGAAGGCAAGACGGGAAAATCGTGGTGCGAAGTGCATTGATCTGGAAAAGAAATTGAAAATACCGCTGTACAAACCCAATAAATCATGCGAGAATAGATAGTACAAATTAAATTGTAAAGGAGAGAAATAATGAAATTTAAAAGTGGCGACAAGGTTGTACGGATTAAGTCTGATTGGGATGTGGTTCGTGTTGGTGGAGTTTATATTGTTCGATATCAGGAGACTGATGGTGTATACTTGAGTGATCTGCAAGGTAAGGTACTTGTAGGCTGTTATGATCCGGCATACTTTCAGCTTCTTGTAGAAGTGTCAGCTACGCCAGTAACACCAAACTACGCAGCAGCCTTCAATACTTGGATGGACGACTATGTGAACAATCCACAAGCATACGAGAATTCCCATGAAAGTGCAGTACGCCATTTGAAAGAGAAGCTTAATGGTGAAGAGCCGTCTTATGGTGAAGTTTGTGCAGAAGTGCTTGTAAATTATATTAATAAATTGGAGAATAAATAATGAAAACTATCTATACCTATCTCGTAGCAGATGACAGCAACGTATATGCTGAAACAAATACACGCGAAGATGCAAGGAATTACTTGCGTGATATTAAAGCAACAGGTAATAAAGCTGTTAAGATATTCCGTGAAGAATACGTTCGTATTGCTTATACACAGGTACGTTAACATGGGAAAGATTACCATACGTGAAACAAGCTCTGTTGATAACGGAACTTCCTCTTCACACTCAGAAGTAGAGTATATCTTTGAGGATAGCTCGGATTACTTCGCTTGGAGTGAGCAGAAAGCAGAAGCTATTAACAACGCTGTTAAAGCTTATGTTGGTGGCTTGGATTTTGGTAGTGCATTTGAAACACCACTTGAGGAAGAGTCAGCAGATAACGTGACAGAGATTAAAGTGGCTAAGAAGATTAAAGAGCCGACTAAGCATTAATTAAGGAGAAATGTGTGTTTAATTATAGTCCTGATGAAACAAAGATTTTGATTGATGGGAAGAAGATTGAAGGCTTGGCTAACAAGTTTCTGACTAACGCAAGCGGACGAGGCTTTACGCTCACCCTACATGGTGGTAGTCAGTGGCATAAATATCTTGACGGTCTTGTGTTCAGCAAGTACAGTAAAACTGTTAATGTATCTGTGGAAATTGCTTTGACTGATGAAGACGTGCAGTCCGACTTGTTCGATATTAAAGGTGACTTTATTTTGGTCAGTTGGAGTTACAATCTTAGTTCGGAAACTTTCCCAGAAGTAAGTTATAGCTTTGTGCATAACAGTCCAATCTATAGTTAAAAAGAATTTGTCGAAAGACAGATACATCCTCACAATAATGTGAACATGTAAATATACACAACTTAATAGAGAAAATTAAATGACTAACAAAACAGAAGTAATTGTACGTGACTTACCTAAATCGGGCACTCTGGAGACAGCTAACGTTTATATCAAGAATGCTGTAGTTTACTATGCAGCAGTACATGAACCAAAGCTTAAATATCAATCTGTAGACAAAGAGTTTAGTGCAACAGTCTTCGTAGATGAAGAAGCCAAGGATCGTTTGCTGGACGAAGTAATGGTTAACAAATCCTTCTCCCAAGTAGGCATCACCAAAACTAGCAAGCCACCTCGGAAGATCAAGTTTGCCTTGTCTTCGCAAGTTGAAGAAGGTAAAGCTAATTATGATCTGGTAGATGGTTTGTGGGGATTTAACATTGCCAAGCCTGAGTTTAGTAAGAAGGGTTTGCCGATGAACGTCAACGTGATTGATGCAGAAGGTAATGCGTTCACTGAGAACGTGGGCAATGGCTCGGTAGTTAACCTGAAGTTGTTCGGATATAAGAATCAGGACGGTCAACTCACTGTTACATTGGACACTGTTCAAGTAGTAGAGCACGTAGCTTATGAAGGCAAAGGTTCGTCTGATTCGGTTGATGATGATGTCTTGGGTGTTAGTTATAAGGTGAAGAAGACTGAGGCTAAGCCTGCTGAAGAGGAAGTTCCAGCACCGAAGGTCAAGGCTGCTCCGCAACCTGAACCAGAGGACGAAGAACTGGGTGACTTGCCTTTTTGATCTAAGGAATTCTGCACAAGGATGTGCAACCATTTAAAACAAATTAATTTAGTAGGAGAAATAATATGAAAGAGCGTCAATCCCTCTACAGCCGTGCGTATCAATTGGCTCAAGAAGCAATCACCAATAAAGAAGATGTAAAAGAACTTGCTGGTGAATTTACATACGATAAAGAATATAACACTGACGGCTTTGATAAAGTCGAAGTAAAGAATATTGTTAAAGCAGCACAAGCAAAAGCCAAGCAAGACAATCTTGCAGAGAAGGTTGAAGAACTGAATAAACTTCAACAGATTCAAGAAGCTTATAGCTGAGCAATTAAGTTCAAATAGCCGGTGAAATATCCGGCTTTCTTTTACCAACGGAGTATTATTATGGGTGTCGAGTATTCAGCACGGATTCTTGTTGGACTTCCCCACGAAGATCTTGAAGAATTCTTACAGGATGTAGAAGATCATTATGATGTGGGGTTGTATGTTTGCAGTCCGTATTACGATGCAAGCTATGGAGATTCCTTGTTTGGTGTTCTTGTAGAGCACTGTGATGATTTTAGTTATACAGAAATTGATGAGTTTAATTGGTCAGAGAAAGTCTGTAAAGCACATCAAGAGTTTACAAAGATCACTGGTAAGAAGGGTGTGCTGTTCCTCTCTACTTACGGGAGTTGAAATGACAAAACTAACATCAATAATTGACCTAGATTACGTAAAGTACGCTTCTGCATCAGTTGGTGAAAAACGTTCTATTGTTGTCACACACAAAGCTTCGGGACGTGAAAAGGAGTTTTCCACTAGAACTGAATTCTACGGACGGGATAAAGCAAAATCCGGTGGATGGCTTGGGGAACTAAACGCTAAACGTGAAAGTCCATTTACTGTAGATGAGTTTGATATTATTGATCGTCAAGTTGCTGAGCCAGTTGATCACGTATTGCAAATTGCAAAGACTCAAGTTGAAGGTGATCTAAAAAGACTTGGTACAAATAAATACAAAGCTTTCTTGGGCAAGGGTGATAGCTTTCGTGTTGAACTGTCTACACTGAAGAAGTATAAAGATAATCGAAAAGATATGCTTCGCCCCTTGCACATGGATGCAGTTACAGAGTATCTTGAACGTAAGTTTAAAGCTGAGATTGTCACAGGGATTGAGGCTGATGATCGTTGTGTAATTGAAGCTTACAATAATCCTAATGCTGTGATTCAGGGGTTAGATAAAGATTACTATGGACAACCCGTCAAGTTCTTTAACGTCAATCGACCAGAAGAAGGTATTCAAGACTGCAATCAGTTTGGTAGCTTGTGGTTAGATGATAAAGGAGATGTTCGTGGCATTGGACGTATGCACCTTTATTGGCAAGTAGGTAGTAATGATACATCCGATAACTATGCTGCAAACTGCTTCTCAGACATTAAATGGGCAGGAAAATCAGCCTATAAAAGCTTAGTAGAAGCTAAGACAGACAGTGAGGCATGGGAGAAGCTTAAAGAGGTTTTCCAGCATCTTTACCCCGAAGATAAGACTGTTTTAGGCTGGAGAAATGACTCTATCAACATCACTTGGGATTATGTTTTGAATGAATGCTTCATGATGGCTAGGATGTTGAAGGTTGAAGGTGAAAATATTAATGCTTATGATGTGATGGATAAATTGGGTGTAAGTTATGCTTAAGGAGCCTTGGCTAACCCCAGAAGGGATGAAGATATGGAAAACTGAATCCCAATACTGGAACTGGTTGCGTGGCTCACTTCGAAGATTATGGGGTGATTATCCTCTACGCAAAGAGTGGAAAGCTAGACAACTACGTTTAATTACACCAGAAGAGAAAGCTAGTAAACTGTTTCATCCATCAACAAAGAATCTTGGACAATGTTTTTATTGTAAGCAATGGTTTGCAGGGAGTAAACTTGAGTGTGACCATAAAACACCATCTGACGGCTGTAGATCAAAAGAGACAGCAGAATCATTCTTGTGGTATTGTGGAGGTGGTGTAGGAGATGAGTGGGTCTTGAGCTGTAAGCCCTGTCACAAAGTTAAGACTCATTCTGAACGTCAAGGGCTGACAATGGATGAGAGTAGAATAGACAAAGAAATCATTGCTATCATGAACGCTAAAACAGATAGACAGTGGCTAGAACAACGTAGTATAGTGCCAGCAAGCAATGCTAAGAAAAGACGGCGGCAAATTGAGGAGGAAATGAAGAATGAAACTGTTTAAACTTTACTGTGTGGAAAGTCCCGGCTGGGATTGCAATCATGGATTCGTTATAAGGGCAAAAGATGAATTGGCTGCACGAGAGCTTGCACAAAATCAAATTTCTGATGAAAAGGGTGGCAGTAAAGAATTCTGGCTAGATTCAAACTTCTCTAGTTGCGAAGAGATTAAAGTAAACGGTGATCCTGAAATTATCCTTAATGATTTTAACGCTGGTTAGGAGAACAACAATGACTGACAAGAAACTTAAAGTTAACAATGCAGCGTACACTGAACTTAGTATTCAAATTGCTGTACTTCAAGCATCTGTGGATAAACTTCTTCAGTTGGCTATGAAGCCTGAGCAAGAGATTACTATTGAACCACTTCGTATTAAATCTTTGAAAGACATTATGCCCGAAGACATTGAGAATGCACGACTGTTGTTTAATGATATTGTTCCAACAGATGAAGAATTCTTGGAGAATTTCAAATGATTAAAGATTATTGGACAGCAATCTTCTGGTGCGAATTTATCCAGTTTAGTGTTTATTTTAATGTGTGGTGCTCACAATTGGGGATCTAGATATGTCAGTTATAGAGATGTTTCCAAAGAAACCAGACACAGAGAAATCACTAGGGCACTCTATCTCTAAGTTAGACTTCTGGAAAGGGAGAAATGAGATTATAAGCAGAGATTTCCATTCATTTAGTGTCTACCAAAAACAAGAGACGCTGGACACCGTGCTTGACATCAATAACAAATTGTACCAACTTATTTTAGAATTGAAGGGAGAGATTTAATTGAGTGAAGTAGAATGGAAACAACAGGCAATTGAATTAGCAAAGACTGGTAAAAGTTGGAGAAAGATTGCAGAATTGGTAGACAAACCACGCTCAACTGTTTCTGATTACTTGCGTAAAGAGTTCAGCCAAGTTGTTGTAGACAACCGTCGTTCTTCAGAAACTTATTCTGTACGAAAGAACGATAAAGTTGAACATGACAACAGTCGAATCTTGTTGATCAGTGATTTGCATATTCCTTATCACCACCAAGATGCTATTGCTTTCTTGAAACACTTGAAAGATAAATATAACCCAACACGAGTAATCTGTTTAGGGGATGAGGTTGATGGTCACGCCTTGAGCTTCCATGATAGTGATCCAGATTTGCCAAGTGCTGGTGACGAAATTCGTCAAGCTTTGCCTGTTATTGCTGAACTATTTAAAATCTTTCCAAAGATGGATATTCTTGAAAGTAATCACGGTAGTTTGGTGTGGCGTAAGGCTAAAGTATTTGGCATTCCAAAGCACTATATTAAATCTTATAATGAAGTGCTGGGCGTAGACAGCGGTTGGAAATGGAGTTTTGATCTTACTGTAGACTTACCTAATGGACAGAAATGCTATATGCACCACGGTAAGACAAGTAATATTATTCAACTAAGTCAACAGATGGGCATGAATGCAACTCAAGGCCACTACCATGAAACATTCAAGATTGATTATTGGGGCAACAGCACAGGACTTTATTGGGGTATGCAGTGTGGTTGTCTTATTGATGATGACAAACTTGCATTTAATTATAACAATGTAAATATTAAAAGGCCGATTATTGGGACAGGGTTGATTATTGACTCTATGCCTGTGTTGGAGCCAATGCGGCTAAACTCAGAAGGAAGGTGGGTAGGTGCAAAAGTCAATTGATTTGACAGGAAAGATTTTTGGTAGATGGACAGTTCTTTCCAGGGGTGTGGATTATATTTACCCATCCACCGGTAAGAGGGCTCTTCGATGGAACTGTCTTTGTATCTGCGGAAAAGAAAAACTGGTGCATGGACCACACCTAAAGAACGGGACTAGTGTAAGCTGTGGGTGTTATAATGTTGAGCAAAGTTCTACACACGGACTATCCAATATGAGGGCTTACAAAGCATACTGGCACATGGTTAGACGCTGCTCCGAAAATGCATCAGATAAGGACAGAGAGTGCTATTATGATAAAGGAATTGGTGTTTGTGATCGTTGGCAAGATGTGGTACTATTTGTAGAGGATATGGGAGAGTGTCCTGACGGATTTGAATTAGAGCGTCTCAATCCGGCTTTGGGTTATTTCCCTGATAATTGCATATGGGCAAATGAGCAGAGACAGGCAGAAAATAGAGGAATGTTTAAAAATAACACATCGGGTAAAACAGGTGTAAATTTTGATGCGAAACTTGGTAAATGGCGTGCTATTCTACAAAAGAATAAAGTAAGATATGATGGCGGTGTCTACTTAAGTTTTGAGGCAGCTTGTGATGCAAGGGATAAGTTAGAACTTGAACACCTTGGCTATCTTAAGGAGAATTGAAATCGAAAATTATAAGCTACTAAAAACCGTTGATCGGCTTCAGATTGAGGTTGACGGATTGACGAAGGAGCTGTACACTCTCAAACAACAGCAAGCGGACATGATCGAACAAATTAGACGTTTGAAGGAGATGAATAATGACGGTAGCGGAAAGTGAGTTTAATATTGGCGATGCTGTAAAGATTAAAGAGTCAGCTTGGGAAGTAAGTTATCCTGCACTTACTCAGTTTGGTTTCAAACGTGATGCTATTTATGAAGTTAGCGGCGTTTATCCAAATCGTGGTATTTCATTAGTGGGTAATACACGGATTTATTATCCTTATTATTTTGAGGTGAGTAGTTCCAACATGATCCAATCGAAGGAAGAGGCAGAACACACCGGCGGTTCTGTAAACTACTACAAAGTTCACGTAGCTAATCCTACAACGCTTCCTGAAGCTTATGATGCTGAAGCCAATGATATTATTGAGTCGCTTGGTTTGACATTCGCTGAAGGGAATTTGTTTAAAGCAATCTGGCGTATGGCCGCTGATCGTAATGGTAAGAAAAAGAAAGGTAATAACTCTGTCTATGATGCGGAAAAGCTGGTATTCTTTGCAGAACGTGTACTAGTTCAAGAGAAGGCAAAACATGAGTCAGAGTAAGAAAGATTCCATTAAAGAGGTTGCATGTTCCACAGCCATTGGTATGATTGGAAGCTGGCTTTTGACAATGGGTTGTTTGATGTTCTTCACAGGACCAATTGCTATTGCTACCTCGACAACCATCTTATGCACAATCTGGAGTTTGGGACGTGGGTACATTATCCGTCGCCACTTCAATAACAAACAAAATGGAGAAACATATGCAAATTGATTACACTCAAATCGCTGCCCTACAAGAACAAATCTATAAAAACAACGTTAAGGCAGGTTGGTGGACTAACCTCACCACAGGTTTTATCAAGCCCCAGAAAGATGTAACAGAAATTCTGGCTAAGTTGGCTCTTGTACATTCAGAAGTTAGCGAAGCACTTGAAGGCGTACGTAAGAATTTGATGGACGATAAGCTTCCACATCGTCCAATGGCTGAAGTAGAATGTGCTGATGCGATCATTCGTTTGTTGGATTTGGGTGGTCATGAAGGTTGGGATATTGCAGGAGCTATCAAAGAGAAGTTGGCTTACAACGCTATTCGTGAAGATCATAAGATTGAAAATCGTATGACTGAAAACGGTAAGAAGGCTTAAATGAGTAAAGCCATGAAATTTGATAAAAATGATCTGTATTTGATTAAAGATTATTTAGAAGAACTCTTGGAAGACTATCAACTTGATAATCCTGACACAATGCAAAGAGCTATTGAAGTGATTGAGAGACTGATTAAGGAGACGTAGGTGATTCACGCACATGTTCCAACACAACGACCAAAGTTAGTTTGGCAAGATATTATTAAATCAAAAGAAGACTATACAAACCTAGCTAAATCAGGCATGATGCATGTGTACTTTCCAGAGATTAGTTGGAAAGAGGTTGAAGAGTATTTGAATAAGGAGAGTGTTAGTGAGTAGTCCAAGTGCAAAAGTAATTGCAGATAGTATGTTTGAAGGTAGTCGTCTAATCACACTTGAGATTGAACTTCACAGGTTTGTACTTCCTGAGTTCAACACTCATCGCAGTCCAAGTCGTAACTTTCAAAGCTCTCGTGCTGTACCAGTCAAACAAATGATTGAGCAAGTACGGAACAATCCAGCACTCCCTGTACATTGGGGTAAGAATGAGCCGGGAATGGTTGCAAACAATCAACTCGCTGGCGAACAATTGGTTGATACAAAAGGTGAGTGGTTTCAAGCTGCAATGAATGCTGCTGATAGTGCCGAGTTTATGTTGGGTGAAGGTGCCCACAAACAAATTGTTAACCGTCTTCTTGAACCTTTCATGTGGACAAAAGGTGTAACCACTGCAACTTACAAAGCTTGGCAAGCATTCTTTGACTTGCGTCTACACAAAGATGCCCAACCAGAGATTAGGGCATTAGCAGTAGAGATGAACAATGCAATAAATGAGAGCACTGTTGCAGAACTAGGACCTGATGATTGGCACATGCCCTACTTTGGAGATGGTTATTGGTTGAAAGGTTGTGGTATTCCACTTAAAGATGCTTTGATGATTTCCGCATCTTGCTGCGGACAAGTAAGTTATCGTAAATTAGATGATACTCTTGAGAAAGCTACAAAGATTTATGGTATGCTGAACCTCCCAGAAAATGGGAGTTACAAAGAAGATCCGCCACACTTTAGTCCAACGGAACATCAAGCCCGTGCAGGGAATGGGGATTTTGAAATGAGTGGTAACTTCCATACACAAGACTCGTGGATGCAATACCGTAAGATTCTGGAACAAGGTGCAGAATACATTTACGTTGAGGAGAAATAAAATGATTATTGAACGAAGTGACTATAGTGCATCAGCATGGTTTGCAGACCTGACCAACATTATTAAGAAACGTGGTTTTCTAGATAAGAAAGAAAATGCTTGGTTGGTAATTGAAGAAAATATTGTTGATTTGATTGAGTTGTATGAGGGTGGTGCTTCACCATCCGAAGCATTTATGGAGTATTCGCAATGAGTGTAGGATTTAATTTGAGCTTGTCGGACCTCCTTCTTGTCCAAGGGTTTGCTCAAGCATTTGGAGAAGATAATAAAGAAGTAATTAATAAGTTCCTAGAACAGAACGGCATGGACACCAGCCAAGAAATTGATGAGGTAGTTTGTAAGCATCGTAATCTTCGTGGACAAGTTGTTGATTGTTTGATGTACCAAGGCCATGAACTAGAGACTAAAGCTTGGCTAGCCAGTGGTGCGGCATCATGGGATTGCATCGTAGACAACTGTGACCTAGACCTTCGGATTGCTCTTAAGTCAATGGGTAAGTCATATAATAATTCTGGTCATATTATTTCTGAACTAGAACGACACAGTAATTAAGGGGTAAGACGTGTTAAAAAGTGTAATCAAATATGATGGAAGCGTAGAAGAGTTCCGAGCTGAGAAGCTTAATAAGTGGGCACAATACGCGACTAAGACTGGTGGAGATTGGTCAGAGATTGCAATTTCTACCTACAAACGACTTCCAGAAATTGCTAAAGCATCTGACATCCATCAGACAATGATTAACGTATGTCTGGATAAAGAGGAAATTGGTTACTCTCGTATTGCTGCTCGATTGGAACAAGCAAGTCTTCGAAAGAACATGGAGCGTCTTCTTCATGTAAGTGACCGAGATAGCTTTAAAGATATTTACAATGAAATGATTGGTAACGGTGTTTGGGACAAAGCAACAATGCCTGAATACAACCCTGTGTGGGAAAGTTGGTATGAAGAGATTTATCCTAGCCGACTTGAATACTGGCAGATTGTTCAATGGGGTGATAAGTACGCTATTCGTAAAGATGGTGTTCCTGTAGAAACTCCTCACATTGGTTGTATGGGTATTGGTTTGGGTTTGCATGGTGATAGTCAGGATGCTTTTGATCTAGCTAAAGCTTTGGTTGAGGGTAAAGTAAACCTTCCTACCCCTGCACTTAATGGTATTCGTACTGGTGACTTCGACACTATCAGTTGCTGCATTATTACTGGTGGCGATACGGTAGATAGTATTGGTGTTGCAGAACACATTGCTTATAAGATGACAGCAAAGAAGGCTGGTATTGGTATCGAGTTTGATACACGCTCCAAAGGTTCTCCAGTTAAGGGTGGTGCAGTAGAGCATTTGGGTAAGCACAGTATTTATGCAACACTGGATCGTGCAGTAAAGATGTTTACTCAAGTGTCGCGGGGCGGTAGTGCAACAGTAACCTTTAAATGTATTGACCCAGAAGTAGAAAGTATTGTAATGTGGAAAACCCAGCGTGTAGATATTGAAACCCGCTTGGATAAGATGGATTACAGCTTTGCTTACAATGATGCATTCTTGCAAGCTGTAATTAATAACGAAGATTGGTATTTGTTTGACTTGGTTGAAGCTCCAGAAGTTCATGATGCTTTCTATGTTTTGAAAGCTGTTGAGTATAATGAGGTTGTAAAGAAGTCGATTGATGGTGGTAAGAAGTTTAAGAAACTTAAAGCACGAGATTTGTTGAAGAGTGTGTTGATTGCACGAAATGAAACAGGTCGTGTCTACTCAATCAATGTAACTCGTGTGAATGAACATACACCTTTTATTGACGTTGTGCGTCTAAGCAACCTCTGCCAAGAAATATGCTTGGTGACAAACAAATATGTTGACATGCAAGACTTGTATGCCGAAGAGTCTATTGGTGAGACAGCTTTCTGTACTCTGGCAGCTATTAATGCTGCAAAGGTTAAACTTGCTGAATATGAACATGTTGCAAATGTTGCTTTGAAAGCTGTAGATAAGATGATTGACAAAGCACCAATGATGACAGCTTCCATGAAGAACAGCATTATGAAACGTCGAAGTGCTGGTATTGGTATCACCGGGCTTGCATCTGCTTTGTATAAAAATGGTTTGGATTATGATGGTAGTGAAGAGTCTTTCAACTTTGTAAGTCAGCTTGCTGAACACCATTATTTCTATTTGTTGAAAGCTTCACAGCAACTTAGTAAAGAAAGTGGATACGCTGTCGAAGGGATTAAGAAAGATTGGCTGCCTATTGATACTGGCTACAACAAAGGTTATACTCCTGCGCTTGATTGGGAGTCTTTGCGGGGTAAAGATCGTAAGCATTCTGTTCTAGTGGCTCATATGCCTACTGAGTCCAGTGCTTTGTTCTGTGATGCACCTAACAGTTTGTATCCTATTCGTCAAGCCGTAATCAACAAGAAGTCACGTAAAGGTGTTATTCAATACATCTGTAAAGAGTGGACAAAGGGTAATCTACTAGCTTGGGATGTTGACAACACAACTCTGGCAAAGTATTATTCACGGGTTCAGGACTTCTCGGATCAGGCTATTAGTGCAGACTACTACTTTGATCCAAGTAAGTATGTAGATGAAAAGAAGCCTCTTAGTGAGCTGATGAAGGAATGGGTTGTGCAGGCTAAGCTAGGCAACAAGACTCAATACTACATGAACACCCGTGACTATAACGGTGGTGGTATTCAAGAGCTTCTTAGTACAGAAGTAGAAGAGGAAGCTTGCGAAAGCTGTAAGTTGTAAATAAATTAAAGGGGTTGCAAATGTAGCCCCACTTTAGGAGATAGATGTGTCTGTATTTAACGCAAATAATAAAGGTTTTGAAACAAGTAAATACCCACTGTTCCTTGGTGAAGACTTGGGGCTGTTTGACACGATCAATGTGGCTTATCCTGAGCTGGAAGACCTGTACCAGAAACAAGTAAGTCAAATCTGGAATGAGAACGAAGTCTCTCTGAGTCAAGACAAGCAAGACATGATCAATGCACCTAAAGATGTGGTTGATTTGATGGTAAAAACCATCTCTTGGCAGTTCCTTGCAGATTCGGTGGCATCTAAGTCTATCGCAGGTTTGTTGATGCGCTATGTCACTAACTCTGAGCTTGAGGGCATGGTTAATGCTTGGAGCTTCTTTGAAACTATCCACGCTCGTACCTACTCTCACATTGTTAAACAGACAGTGGTTAATCCTAACCAAGTGTTGCGTGATACCTATAACAACATAGATATTGTTTCTCGCAGTGAAGCTATTGTAAAAGCTTTTGATCAACTTGAATCTCTACCAATCACAGCGAGCATTGAAGAGAAGCGGCGTGCTATTGCTCTTGCATTTGCTGCACTATTTGCCCTTGAAGCAATTGCTTTTATGAGTAGTTTTGCTGTTACTTTTGCTATCGCAGAGACTGGTATCTTTCAAGGTATTGGCTCACTGGTAACTTTGATTGCTCGTGATGAAGTGCTTCACACACGCATGGATTATGCAATTCTAAACATTCTTAAACAAGATCCTGAGTGGTTGGAAACATTCTCTGAGCTTAAGGGTGAGATTAAAGGTGTGCTGGATGCAATCACAAACCAAGAAGTAAAGAATGCAAACTACTTGTTTAGTGAAGGGCGGCAGGTGATTGGTCTTACTGCTGAATTGCTTCAAGAATATACGTTGTATATGGCTAAACCTTTGTATGATGCACTGGGTATTCCTTTTGATTTCCAAGTGATTGAAAAGAACCCTTGTTCTTACATGGATAAGTATATTGACAGTTCTAAGATGCAGGTGGCCCCACAAGAGATTCAACTGACAGCTTATAAAATTGGTTCTGTAAAAGACGATACTGACGAACTAGACCTCGATTTTGAAATGTAAGGAGTTACAATGATTACGATTTATGGTAAAGATAATTGCACATTCTGTGATCAAGCTAAAGCTTTGTGTGTTACTAAAGATATTGAGTTTGAATATCTGTCTCTTGGGGTTGACTTTGAACGAGATGATTTCATCAAGACTATGCAAGAACAGTTTGATGTGACTCCTCGCACAATGCCTCAGATTGTAGAGGGTGCATGCTACATTGGAAGCTTCGATTCTTTGAAGAAACATTTAGGCTGAAGCTTGACACAATAAAATAATCTGCTGCCTAGACCGTACTGAGCAGAGATGTTCATGCGGTCTTTTTCTTTAGGGAGGGAAATAATATGAAAACATTTGAAATTATTTACTCATCGCAGTATGATGGCGATGACTTTGAACACTTTGTTGCAAATCTCAAGTCGTTTCAAGTAGACGCTGAGAATCGTGACCAAGCTTGCTTTGAGTTTGGTAAAGAAATAGGTTATACAGATATGACGATTGAAATTCTTAAAGTCACTGCTTTGGAGAAAACAGAATGAAAGGTTATGAAGATGTCTGTGCAGGCTTGTGCCTTCTGGTGGTTGTACTAGTCGGTGGATATGTGTATCTTGATTCGCAGGTTTATAAACAGAAACAAGTGTTACAAGTGGAAGCTGTAAAGCATAAAGCTACAACTGAATCCAAGAGTGATAAGACTATGTTTGAATCAGTGGTAAAACGTACCGAATAACTTTATTTTAAGCATAAAAATAGCCCCGCATTGCGGGGCTTAGTCTTGTCTGAGATATAGTGAATGGCGTCACTATTCAAATGTCTTCTATGGAAGTTCTTGTTTTTGTACCGGCTCACTGTTCTGATAGATAACAGCGTTCGACTGATTGTTGTTAATTATTTTCTGACTACTTTTCTTATCTAAAACTAATTGCTTCACTTGCATCTCAAGAATATACATACGCTGATTAGTAGACACTTGGTAGCTGTCTTGATTCTCAGAAACCTTATTAAGTCTCCCGTCCACGTAATTAATATTGTTGGACATAACTTTTATGCTTTCTTGTTTGTATAACTCAAGCATCCCTGCAAAGTTAGAAGCCTCTTTAGTAGCAGATGCTGTATTGAGAAGTAAGATAAGCGTAGTGATTGCTAGCATTAAAAATGTAAGGCTTACGATCCTATCTACTATAATCCATGCCATGAAGTTGCTCCTTACTGTCGGAGCTATTGCCCACTCTTGGTTTTCTGGAAGTACAAGTCAATTCGTGCAAGGATGTCAGACTTCATGGCGGAGATGTTAGAGTTGATTCTGTCTTCAACATCTCTCAAATCACCCTTATCGACTTTAGTTGTCTGAAGAACAATAATAGTTCCCTCTAGTTTCTCAACTCGCTTGGATTGTTCTTGGAAAGCCCACACTGTCAGAGACAACACAGTAGCCATCAGGAATAATCCAATCCTTTCCCAATAATTATTAATGCGGTTGCTTGGGTCATTTGGCATTATAAAGAAGTTCCTTGTCTCGTTTATTATCACGAAGCTTTTTCATCTGCTTCTTGTAAGCCCCAATACATCCTGTGTTCTTGTTGTAAGCAACAGCCAGTTCAATCAGACTCTCACCTGAAGGTACAGCTTTACAAGGATCAGTTAGAAGACTATCAGGGGGATACACCAGTACAGGTTTCGACGAGACAATAGGAGGAGTTGAGCAAGCGCTTAAGGTCATCAGACAGAAGCTCAGTCCCATCCAAAATAGTATTTGCTTCAGCATTTTTAGGTGCCTCTGAATTATTTGTATTTGGTGAAACTGGATGCTTAATACCAGATTTCAATTTAGATATCTGAGTTGTTAAGTCATCAACCTTATCTTTTAAGACTTTCTTGTCAGCTTCTAAATCCACGGCGTCTTTGTCATCTTGTTTACAAGACAAATACTTCAAGTTAAGGGCGTTTTGATACCCTGCAATAGCTTCAGTTGTTCCCTTGAGTGCTTGTTCAGCTATCACCTTATCGTCGTGCAGAGATAGAGAAAGCCAGCCTAAAGACAGAGTACTTGCAGACAGTCCAAGGATAATGTAGAACATTAAGCTATTGAACATTATCCTCTTCCTTATCTTCTTCAGATTGCTTGATAAAACGTCCGAGAAAACCAAGACTAGCTACACCACCCATCACCAGAACAATATAGAAAGGACTCATATAAACAAGGCCCATTCCGAATGCTAGGGATAAGCCGTATGCAAGAGCTATCAGGATATTAGCGAATAGGCTAAGGGCTGAATAAGACTTGAGCTGCTTCTTCCAATCTTCAATTACTGTCAATTCGGGTTCCTCCATTATCAACATATATTTTATGTATGTTATCCATATTTGACACATATGTTGTCTCAGTGAACCCAGACCTAATTTCATCTTTAGGTAAAATACCACATACAAAGCTTTCCCTACACATTCTTTCAGCTAATGTGCAGGAAATATTGTCGGGGAAGGAGTACACGGCATGATTTACAATATTGTAAATACTTCCTCTATTTAAACCTTTAAGTCTTTCATTTGAGTCCCTTGCGATACCAAACTTAATAGCTATTGGAATATCAAGATCCATCACAATATTTATATAAGCCTGCCGTTGAGAGATGCTACCACAAGGGCAATACCTTCTACCTTTTTGTAAGCTTCTTGTGTTTGCTTTAGTTTTTACGCCACAATACCCACAAGCAACTTCCCAGAAACATCCGTCCCATTTATACCTATCACTAAGCTTTTTAAATATTGTGTCTGGGTGAAAATATCCTGATTCTTTGAAGGTATTTATATAAGTTTGCTCTGGTTTTGCAAATAACATTCCGCGTTGTTTGTAGGCACATTTTGGACAACCAACACCATTGTACAATAACGAATTCAGGGTTGTTGACTCCCATATACCATGTTCACTACAGCTAAGTCTTGCTTTAGAGTTTAACCCTTTAAATTCCCCTACTGTATCAAGGAATTTTATTCCAATAGTTTCACAAGTCCTAGCACACAGAGTTTGAAGTTGATGCTCTTCCCAAGAAGGTGATGGAGAGCAGCCGCAAGGCAATTGCCCCGAAATTAATTTTGCTTTTGTGGATCTAAAAATTCCATTTGAAAACAGCTCGGGATCTTCTGCACATACATAACATTTCAATACGTAGTATTCAGACTTAGCAATCTTACCAATGACCTTTATCTGTTGTTCCGGGCCAAATAGTGGTTGAGTTTCTATCCAAGCGTTGCTTTCAAGGTCGGTTATGATTGTTTGATCTATTAACTTCATTGATAGCCTCTACTGGAACTTCGCCCATGCAATATTTATATTCCAATGAACGCCTAATAACCAAGCCCTTAAGCTTTTGCTTCTTAGCATAAACCCACTTGGTCAGCTCTTGACAAGCACCATCATAATCTTTTGCGTTAAGTTTCTTAAGCATTGTACTAGATGAGAAATTACCAATCCCTGCATTGTAGACAAAAGAGAGCATTGCAGCGTGTTGATAATCAGACTTAAAAGGAACTTTAACAACAGATATCAACTGTTTATCATGTTCTTTTAAGTCTGTAGCCATTTGATCTAAACACTGATCATCTGTGTAAGTTTTGCCAAGCACAGCTTCTTTGCCAGTATTACCATAACAAACCGTTACGATACCAACAGGATCAATATAAGCTTTATTCTCTTTACCTTCAAAGGGAGCTACGATGAACGCTCCAGAAATTGCCAAGGCAGAGCCAAGACCAACCCCAAGAAGCTTTTTATACAAATTAGAGTTGGTTGACATATACTAACCTCTTACCAAACAATTACGTCAATTTGAGCTTTATTTGTAGCAGCATCAACCGCCGCCATTAAAGATGCCAACTTGACCTGAGCATCTTTAATGTGCTCATTCATGTCAATCATCACGTCTCTAATCTCTGTTGCTGTGTGGAGCTTCCATTGATAACGAGTACCATCAGATGCCCACAGAGGTTCACTGGAGCTTGTCGCATCTGCAATATCCAAACGCATCTTCAAGTTAACTTGATCCACAAGACGACAATCATAGTTATGAACTGCACCAAGAGAGGAAGATTGGAAGCTGGAACGAGTTATTTCATCCGAACAAGCACTCCTAATCTCATTTCGTTTAGCTTCAGCTAGTACGGGCAGAGGAGGTTGATAGACGTAAGGAACCCAATTTGCACCGTCCCAACGAACAGTCCCCGGAATATAATTGAAATCATCCCCAACTTCAATCAACTGGTCACCACTGTTCGACTCCATGTAACCGTAGGCTGTAAGTACCCCGTTCACATCAATAAACGCATTCATATTTATTCCCCACCATTAGGTACACTGTAGCCCGAAACGCCGAGTGTCACAATGTATCCAACCCCAGCGCCCACTACTAATTGATATGCAAAATTCTGGTTAATATTTTGCAGCCTCTTTACCGCGCCGGATACACCCGTAACTCCGTTTGCCGCACCAGTACCTTGCATGCCAAACTGGACTGCAACAGCAGTGCCTGAAATCACGATATTACATTGCAAGTTGTACGCACCACTTGCCAGTGCAGTCAAGGCAAGGTTAGGACACCAGAGTTCAAATTGTAGTGCGTTCGGCGGAACCATTGTAGTCACTGGGATAGATGTTAACCCCGTAGAATTTCCGTTATTTACGGCCCCCGGTGATGTCTCATATTGGAACCAAGATCCGCGGATAAACCCTTTTGTTAGCAACCCACCAGACCCTAGATATACTGCATGAGCATACGCTGCATAAGAATATCCAGCAGGTAGTGTCGGTGCAGTAGCTGAGGTACTTGAGATCGTCGCAAGCGTTGTACCATTATAGATGAAGTGGAAGTGAATCCACGAACTATTAGAAAAGGCACCTACTTGATCCCGCCCATTTGCTATAGGGCCTGCTGTCAAGATGTTGTTTGTTATTGTACCTGTATTAGTCAGGACTGCTGTATAACCTGTGGTAGGATTTCTCAGTGTAACTGATGCTGCACTAAAATCAAATTGTGTGTTAGGTGTGGTAACATTGTTATTACCAATCAACCCAGAAACACGAGAACTAGATTTGTTATTAAATGCTAAAGTCCAGTAAGTGTTAGAGGTGTCTGTTACTGGGTTTTGGCCAATGTTGTCAGCTACAGCTACATAAATCTGACCATCACTACCTTGTACATAACTACGAACGCCAGCAGCAGTAAAATAGTAGTTAGATAGAGAGTCCCACTCACTGATACCTTTCTGAAACAAGTGTACGATAGCTTCATCTTGACGATTTTGTGACCAATTCTCCCACTGAAGAGGAGGAACCTCAGCCCCCCAGCCGTCTTGAATTTTTACATCGCTTGGGGCTACTTTAGCACCGCCAGAGGCCCACACGTATTGAAAATTAGGCTTATTTGTTTCAACTGCCATTTATATATTTCCTTTTAGATGAGCTGAGCATATTGCCCACCCAATGATAAATCACTCAAGTCCCCGTAACCTTTGGCATTAGGGAAGCCTTGAAATCCAAATACGTTCTCTGGAATAAACTCACCAAAATTAACCCTTACCCCAATTGGTTTCGGGATAAATCTTGAGGGATAACCAGAGGAATATGATGTATAAGTGAGCAACACTTTCTCAAAAGAGGTAAGCTCTGCACCAATCATCAATGTAAACTCAGCATTACCTTCAGCTACGACAAGACTAAGGTCTACACCAAATACAAACCGCATAAACTCAATAAATTGGTTTGGTGTAGCGTTGGTGCTATTCTTAATAATCTTAGCTTTGATAAATAAGCGATATTGCTCGTCCGTCAGAAGGGTATTACCAGCTAAGGGATTATTAATATCGTAATAGGGCCCACCTAAAGCAGAGTTATTCAAATCACCGTACGATTGGGCATCTGGATAACCTTGGAATGCAAAGAACACAAGGAGTGCTGTATCAATAAGCTCCCTTGGTTGACCAACAATATCTCCGATAATGTCTAGTTGAGCACCAACAGCAGTATCAATAGAACGTTCTTGCATAAGCTGTCGGAAGACTTCTTGTAGTTCAACCTTTCCACCAAGAAGGAGTTGGAGGTACTTGTCGAACACCGGGTGATCTTCGGTTTTGAACTGTTCGGTTACTCGTGACCTAGCTACATCCAAATACGATTCTAAAAAGAAGGAATTAATCTCGGACATGCTCCCTCCTTAAGTAATGATGATATTAGTTGTATTCAGGCTTGCAATCTCATCAAAGGCAATTACAATATTACTAGTACCAACAGGTGCTGGCGAAGTACCAATTGTAAGAGAGACAACTTCATGTCCCGGAATACTGTTGATGGGAGTATACAGACGACTGTAAATCACATCATCACCAGTGCCAAAGTTAGCAGTGAAGTACTCAATCAACGCTGACTTGATGGCATCATTCCCATTAGGTGGGAAGTTCACATCTGTGGTGATGTTCATGCTAATATAAATTACAACAGGGCCTGGACGAGAAAAACTAATGTCGTGAGGGAAACCCTGAACATCAGAGATGCTTACAGTGGTGTTACCATAGCTTAAAATACCAATTGGTTTGTTATCCCAAATAGCATTAGCAATGTCTGTACTCAACCCACCAGAAACAATAGGAAGGAAGCTGTGCGCAGGAACACCATTACCATCTACAACACTCGTGTCATTCTCATAGATAGTAACTTCACTAACATTATCCAAGTTGATAAGAGCTGAATAGATAGCATCTAGTGTATTGGTTGCACGATCAAACTTGCCATTACGAAAGCGTAGACGAAGCTGCTCATCTGTCTCACGATCTTCACCGGGAGTAGCTGCAACAGGATTGTTTACACTGTCCCAACCAAGCATTGGTGTGAGGATTGTATCAATTGTATTTGCAGGTTGTTCAATGATACCAGACTCTACAGCCACCACTTCACCAACGGTTCTTACTTTATTAATACCAAGATTAACTGAAGTGGTGAAGTTTACAGTCTGGAAGATATCATTGCGGTCAATTACAAGGGTCGTTCCAACAACAGAAGAAGTCAGTGTTGGGTGAGCACCAGCAATAACACTTTGCAACCCTGCCAAGATTTCAGCAACAGTAGCACTCGCATCAGATGTAAATGTGATGGTGTTAGAGGTTGTTGTATTGGCATAAGTGATGGTGTAAGCTGTGCTATCTTGTAAGGTGACAACTGATACGGTAATGCCGCTAGCGTTGCTAGGAGACAGAGAAATAGCGCCAACTGTAGTGAATTGCTCACCAGTTGTAGAGCTACTTACAGTTTGTCCTACAGGGATTAGTGTGTTAGTGTCACCAGCTACTAGAATAGACGATGTGGTGAAGGTTTGTTCTTTGCGGGTGATACCAGCGTATGCTACAAGGTTGTCAAGAGCAATACCTGTTGCAGAGTTTGGATCAAAGGCTGCATACACTTCTTGAGCTGCTTCCCAAAGGTCAGCTTCACTTGGGGCAGCTAGGGAGATTAGGCGGCCGAGTGCGGAAGAGTCACTTGTATCGACGTTTTGCCCCGGAGAAACGAGGTCTTGGAATAATTGTACTGCTAAGGCTCTGTCATCAGCTAGAATTTCTGCAAGCCGTTTAATAACAAAGCCTGCATCTGTTAAACCGGCCATTTATAATCCTTTTGTTTAATCAGTTGATCGGGGATACCACAATCGGGCCAGAAATAGTTCCGTCAATAACTCTTACTTGGAAAGTCAGGGAGTACTTCCGATTAACGAAAGTTGAGTTCCAAGAAATAATTTCTTTTACACCGGGATCAGACAACACTTTCTGTTGCAGTATGAGGTCAGTGGATGCTTTGGAGGTTTGCTTGATAGCGATGATACGTTGCGCCCAAGGGATGCCATAAGTTGTGTCCAAAAACCACTCCGTCAACCAAGTTTGAAGAAGTATTAGCAGACGTTGGCCTGTTACTTCAACTTGAGATTGAGTGGTATCTTCAACTTGTAGCGGGCCATTGTTCCAGATTATATCGTTCTGGTCGTTGAGCTTAAAATCCATTAAACCATACCTCCAGAGTTTGAAGGGCCTGAGACAACACCTGAGTGAACGTGTAGGTTCACATTTATAGTATTCAAGGTGTATGTACCAACCTGAGTTAGATTACCCTGAAGGGTTACATTTCCTAACCAGAGCGTTTCAGCAACATCTACTGTCATCTGTGGAGAGTTCAAACTAATACTTTCAGAAGCATTTACTGTAGCTTCGGAGCAATTAATAGTCACAGGTTGATTGGAGGTGTTAATCTCGATACTACCATCAGCCTTAAGTCTAACTTCACTCTCTATTCCGCCCAGATTCTGGAAGACAACAGTGTCCTTGGTATCATGTGTAAGAACATGCTTTGCTGGGTTATTCACAGCAACCCCGGGAGGTTGAATACCCGGAAGAAAGATGGCATCCCCCTTATCCATCTTGGCAAAGTTCATAGGACTTGCCGGTCTGCCGTTACCAGCCTTCCAACCATCCATGTTTCTCATAGAGAACATTGCTGTGCCAGTATCACCAACTTCAATTGGAAAAGTGAAGCCAGCTTTCTTGGACACTTGAAACGATACAGGAACACCGGGAATAACCGCACGTTCTTTAACTGTACCATCTTGTTCTTTTTGGTTAATGGTAGGTTGTATATCCACCATTTGACCATTCAACCCATCTCTTACAGCAACCACAATACATGGGATGATGGTGTACTTATTGTTCATGAGACTATCAAAAGCTCCTGTCATAGTACTTTGAATAGCTGAGGTAACTTCTGCACTCATGATCCAGCCCCTTTCTGAACAACTTTCTCAAGACTTGATGCTTTGATGTCCGTATACCAAGTTGGCGAACGCCATCCGCCATAGTGTCTGAGAGAATCCACTTTCATCCAGCCTGTGATTAATGTATCTTCAAGATAAATAATATCACCAGCTTTAATATCTGGATTGAGAAGAATCCTCATCTGAATTCCGGGCTTCTTAGCCTTATCCTTTGCGGATCTACGTCTATCACCTGATACACGATAAGCTGTATCAACCAAACCTGTATATTGAGAAATCACATAAGCTTGTTGAAAGTTTTCTGTGGCAGCTCTATCATTATTATGGACATACAAAACGTCATCATCTATCTGAGTGTCAAGTTGATACTTTTCAGCCAACTCATCTAACATCTCTTTAGGCGTACCCATCAAAGGGTAGCCATAAATGATTTCGTTGTTTAAGTTGGTGCCGTTATAAACACCTCTAGATACGCCGGGAAGATTCTTACGGATAGCTTCTGCAACATCTTTTACAGTCTGACCGGGTGCTACAAGTTCTGAAAGTATTTGATGATTAAGCTCTGTATAACCAGCACCTAATTGAACCTGAGTAACAAGATCCGTACCAGATTTACGGGTGCTTACATGTGTAACTTGCCCGCCAAATAACCTCTTAGGACCCCCGGTATCTAAGTATCCAGCACTGAATATCGCAGCAGGATAGTCTGTATCTAAAAGCTTAATCTGATCCCTAGAGAGGTTATAAATCTCAATAGCAGCACTATTAGTCTTTTTCTTGTTATCTGTGGATTTAGATATGTCGAAGGTAACTTGTAGATCCGTAATCTCCAGAGCTTCACCAGAGTTACTGTCACCAATTATCAAAATATACTGGCGGTTTCTCTGGATTAGGTCCATTAATCTTCCTCTGGGGTATACAAGTAAAATAAATTATAATATTGATCGATTGAATCAGGATAAACCTTGTATGGTTCACTAATGATATCTGCCTTCTCTTCCATCCAAATGAATCCAGTTAGGGGGAAGATTGCATAATCAAGGAACAAGGGATAGTTGGGAACTAAAGCTTCCCCCAACACAATAGGGTTGTTATCAGCGTCATAAAGATTTATGAAATACAGCTTAGCTCTCTCATTATAAATGAACTCAAAGATATATGAGTCACCTTGAAAAGCAATTGTGTAAGTGTAGTATGGATCACTGAAAAAAGGCATTGCTATATATTTATCAGCCATTTTCCCTTGCCTGTCTTAGTGGATCAGTGTCTTTAGGTGCATTACTTCCAGCATCAGGTCCATCTACATCTTGAGGAGTGCTGTCCTGTTTACCTTTTGATGCTTTAGGGGCTGCTTTCTTTTTAAGAGATTCCTGTACATCTTTTGGGATTGTGGTCTTCTTCAAGAAAGCAAAAGTCACTTGCTCAAAGGTGATATCACAATACAAACCATACCCTGTATTTGCATCTTCCTTAAAAGTAATCTTGGTCATTACAAGATTATTGATTACTTTACGAAGCAGAGTATTATCGTATTCAAACAAGCGGACAAGTTGAATGCTAGGATCGAATTGACCAGTCTTCTCGTTGAAGATAACGCCAGCGGTGAGGTCTACCAGAGCCTGACGAATCTGCTCTATAAGATCAGTACGTCTTGCGTCAACAACTACTTCAGGTGTACTATCGGATAGGAACTGACCAATGCTATCAGGAATAAATTTCTTTAGTACACTTTGGTCAGTAGAATTCACACTGACAGCATTAGGAGCTTCATTACTATTATAGGGAGAGTTACCATCCAAATCTTGGATTAGGTAAGTTCCTGTAGAGATATCTACACCCGTAATCACAGCACCAATTGTAAAAACTGGGTTACTTTTGATGTAGTGATCAGTGATATTTCCACCTAAAGCGACGGGATGTTTGGTTACTTGTCCGCTGTAGTTTTGTGTATAGCTTGTTACAGCATCACAGTAGATCAGTCCCCCCTCTTGTACAGAGGAGTCACCCCAAGAAATTGCTAATGACACAGGTGCCTCCTTATTGTTTAACTGGGAACTGTACGTTCACTTGCTCAAAGGATTGAACAAACATATTTGCTACAGCTTCACCAATTGCCTGAGCCTGAGCATTTGCATCCATACTTTGGAGGGTAGAGCCGTCAACATTAACTTCGATGTTGATTTCATTACTGTTGTTATTTACAATACCCATTGCTTTATCTTCAGCAGCAGCTTTAGCCATGTCAGCTTGTTGTGAGTCATACCCAGCAGCATCTTGGTAATAGGGAGAGGTTGGGTCATCATAAACTGCACGACCTCTTTCACGAGCTTTGTTCATGTTAAAGCCGGTGTTGTTTATGATGTCACCAACAATGGCTGCTGGTGATGCATATTCTAAACCAAACAAACTAGCTTTTTCAGTGGAACTGTTACTTGTCTCGGAAGTCGGAAGAGACCCGCTTTTCCACTTCTGGAACTCAGCAATAGCATTCATGATAGAAGCAATCTCTCTTGCTGTAGCTTCTAGAGTTGGGAGGAAGTCAAACTTGATCGTGGAGATATCAGTGAAGATTTGTTTGATATCAGACCAGTCTTTCTTGAGTTGGTTGGTCTTGTCCACGCCTAACCAATCCGCCACAACACTATCTTTACCCTCAAGAGCACGAATAAAGGATTGTGGGAATAGGAGAAGGTCATCAGCCCATTTTGTTGCTTCGTTAAACCCTTCTGCAAGCCTCTTAACTAGGTCTCCACTTTCATTCAAGCCCGCCGCGAGTGTACGGAAAATACGAGCAAAACCCTCTTCTACGCCTGCGTTTGATGCCAATACGGCCATGTCATTTACAGAGTTTTGATAACGAGCTTGCTCAGCTTGGGATGCTTGGGATGCTGTACCTAAAGCCCCACCCTGATTAGCTCGTTGAGAAGCAGCAGCACCAGCATAAGTGAGGATATCGCTGGTTACTTTGCCCTTCTTCATATCGGCTAAAAGCTGTTGAATAGCTTCGGCACCAGTTTTATTACCGCCAATCTTTGCTTGATATGCTTGAGCGAACAGTGCCGTACCACCCGGCAATGCCTCTGCAATTTGCCCAGTAAGTTCCTCAGACATCAACTTACCCTTGCCCGCAACTTGAGACAATGCTCTGAACAAACGGTTCTGAGTAGTTTTATCTAGTTTGTTTACACGGGCAAGTTCAGCAAAGCCAGAGAATACTTTTTGACTTTCTTTTAAACCAATACCCGATCCAGTAAGACCTGATATTAGTTTATTATAGTCGCCAGATGCCTCAAGGAAATTGAACCCCACACGGTTCGCTTCAGACCTCAAATATTGGAAAGAATCTGAGCCTTGTTGTGCTGTTCCCCCGGCTTGCTGTACAACCGCTGACGTTTGCAACTGGGCAGAGACGACTTCTTGGTTACGCCTATTTAATGCCCCGAGACCATAGCCCCCTAAACCCAGTGCAAGTGCGGGACCAAGTAGACTGGGCATACCTCGGGAACGTCCAAGGCCAGCGGCAGCTCCTGTAACAACAGCCTCACCTGTCCTCCCTCTGGGAGTAACAACAGTAGGTGTATGTCCCGGAACAACTTGAGGAACAATCCTCATAGGGTGAGACATACCTGCACGGGCCATCGCAACAGCAACAGTTTGATTTAAGGCAGCTTGATTGACATTGAACTTATTAATATCAAAGACAGTACGATTGCTCGCCATATCTAAGGCGTTACCAAGGACTCTCTCAAGCTTTCGTTGGTCAACCGTAAAGTTACCAATGCCAAAATTTAAGGAGTTACCAAAACCTTTAAATTTATTTAGCTTCTTCTCAAGAGTAGCTAATGCTTTGTCAACCTTTTTTAAACCTCTTGTGTCAACATCAAAACCGATACTGGCGAAGTACTTGGCGATCTGCAATGTTTATTACTCCGTCATTTCGGTTTATTTTTATCAGCTTTAGCTTTATCAAATGCTTGCTTACTTAAAGCATCGTACACATCAAGGAATTCAAGGAGCTTCAGCATTTGTCGTGTAGAGTATTTCCACTCCATTTCAGCAGCCAATTCAAGACCACCTTTCTCATGCATGGCGATCCTATAGATACTCCAGTGCTGAGAGAAAGTTTTATCAATTTCTTTTTCTAGCTGTGTAGCCAATCTTCCCGACTCAGACTTTTCAGTTACTCTTCTGAATCGGGTGCCTGAAAAAGCTCTTCGAAGTTAAAATTCAGCACCTCTTTATAGAGTTTATTGAGGTGTGCATACTTGCGAGAAAAGGATACATCAAAAGACTTTTCAGTGATCTGCATGTTCTCTTTAGAAACGTAGTTGCAGATAATTTGTTTCATCTGACTAAGGTCAGCCTTACCTTCATCAATAGCAGCTTGATGCTTTTCAATAAACATCAAACCTTTAGTTGCAGGCATTGCCGTTACAAGGTATTCAATATCATCAACTGTAATAGTTGTTTGTTCAAGTACTTCAAATTTTGGAGCTGCCATTTATTTTATCTCAGAAAATACAAATTAGAAAATGTTGTCAAAGAAGTTACCAGCTTCACTAAGCGCCCTGTCAAATAGATCAGTTGCAGGTTTAGCATTCCCTGACACAACATAAGTATTTGTAGACTGTAAGAAGAATTCCCAGTTACGATACTCAAACTGTCCTGAGAAAATTGTTGTTGGATACCCAGTGATATATGCCTCATTAGATGAGAACACACTACGTCCAGAGTTATCTTTCAACATCAAAGCAATTCGTGCAGTGCCCTCATTTAAATCAAGTTCATGGATATACGAAAGTACATCGTTACCCTGAGATGTCTGAAGAAGGGAGATGGTAATTGTAGCTGAAGTGTCTACGTTCGGAACTCGTGTGTTCTTGCCACGGATGCCGCGAATAGGAGTAAACCCCTTTACGGTCCTACTAATATTGATACTCTGCCAACCAGTTAGTTGATAACCACCAACAGTCAGAATTACGTCCTTGGGGCTGTATGTATTCACAGTAAAGGAGTTAGCCATTACAACACCCCCTCTGCAACTGAAGCTGCACCAGATGCAAGGTTAATCAAGTCTTGTAGAATACCGCTAGCATCTTGGTTGCTACCAACATTGATAACTGCTTGAGAGGAGCGAAGAATCCAAGTACGTGTGTCAAAGTTAGTGCTTTGCACCATACTAGGAATACCTTCAATCCAAGTATTAGTTGAAAAGAAAAGGTCTGTACCGGATAAATCTTTTACGAACAGGGGAAATTTCCCCATCTGCGTAAACTCATCTAGTTGCCACAGCTTAGTAAGAATATCATTAGATGTAGAGCCACGGTGAAACGTCAACGAGATAGTGTATGTCTGACTGTTTGTATAAAGTCTAGAAATAGAACCGTCTGCTGTTTCTGTAGAACCGTATGGAACTTTATCTTTAGTTACCGTAATAAATGTTCCATCTGCAAAACCGTTTAGTGGAATACCAAAAGCTAAACAATTAACGTTTTCTGGGCTATAACTTGCAATTCCCATAAAATCTCCTTAATTAAGGGGTGTTTGAGTAGACTCAGTTATCACCCCTATTTCCGATTAAGGATTCAACCGCCATCTTTGGTCAACTGTGCCGCCTGCTGCTTCAACAGCAGCAACTTCGGCTGGTGCCAGCGGCATGTTACCACCGACAAATAGGTCACTACCAAAGAGGTAAATCTGCCAGCCACGGGTAGAAGTTTCAGAACTAAACTCTACAGCAGGAGGGGCGGCGATAATTGCACTATTAGAAGATACAACTGTTTGACCACTCAAATCTTTGATCGTGACAGAAAAAATCCAAGTATTATCTGTGGTTGCTGCGTCTGCAATTTGAAGTTGTTGCAGTACAGTATTAGACTGTGAATACTGATGTAGAGTTACATCTACAGTCATAGCAGTTACAGTACGTTTTACACGACCCATTGATCCGCTGCGACCAACCCCAACGTAAGGTGTGCTTGAAGGTACAAGCCGGTTCAGTGATACAAAAGTACCGTCAGCAAATCCAGAGACAGTGTGGACAAAATCATCCTTAGAAATTACGATAGTAAAGTCGTCAGGGCAATAATTGCCGATGTAGTTTGAGGCCATTAGATTTTCCTATGCGTATTGAAAATCAGGATGATTTTCTTTTATTCTTGAATGGATAATATATTTAGAAAACCCAGTATTTTCTGTGGCTTCTTTAATACTACCATATTTAATATTTTTAATAATTACGACAACTGCACTGGGATGCTCGGAAGGGATTTTATTTTTACCTAGGAGCTGGTTACCACCACGCCTTTGTGGGATAAACTCCTCCACATCCCCACGAGAATACCTTGACACTAGGACAGAATAAACTTTATTCAATGCTTTAGCTGCCACATTAAAACTTGGGAACCAAAAACCACTAATATATCTTGGTGTTTGAATAAGTTTTTCAATACCCTTGTTACTCTTAACACTGTAGTTTTGAACAATATTTCCCAGTGTACCACGACGTTTCCTATTCTTATAAACATCGACAGTCATATCCAGACTTTTAAGCGCTGACCTTCTACTGGGAAACCAGAATCCACTTACAAAAGTTGGGATATCACGTTTAGTACCATTAACAGAGTAACCACGTCCTGATTGACCGCCCGGTTTGATATTGTAGCCAAACTTCTTTTCACAAGTTCTGTACAGAGTAATTGCTTTTACTTCCAGCTCAAGAATATATTCCTTACTACCAATACAAAGTATTTCAAAAGAAAAGTTCTCCCTTCCATACTTATCCATGGCCTTGCGAATAATAGAAAATGCACTGTGTCCAGTTTTGGAGAAATGTCTTTGTTTTCTCTTCGTAGGTTCAGAAGTGATACCAATATACATCTTATCATTAATCTTATTAACAATCTTATACAAGTAACAGTTCTTCATAGAGCCCCCTAAATAAAATGATTTAGCATCATATCACCTAAAAGGCTCTTCGTAAAGCTAAATCGTCATACGCTGAGGTAAAATTGGATTGCAACACTGCGAATTGCACCTTGCAAACGAGCCCGAATAACAAATACACCAGCAGCACGTTGCGCACGAAGAGTTGCAGGGATCGACAATACTGGAGGCGTTTGCACGGTCCAGCCAGAATCAATCATGCCGTTGCTTTCAGCCAAGGACAGTACAGAACGAATTTCATTCTCTACAATCAGAAGGCCGGGATCAGTCATTGGAATTTTAAGGCTGTTAATGATGCGGAAATAGATACCTTCCTGAAGTCGAGCTTTAAGCCAGTCCTTAGAAATTTGAATATCAATTGGCTTGGCATCAAACATGTTACCGTCTTGGAAGACATCAACACCACCTTTACGGCGGAAGAAGTTCCAGGATTTAGCACGCAAGTTGACAATCTGAGTCGAGCTAAGGATGCTACGAGTAACGCCTACAGCACGCTTAAAGTCCCAGTCGTTAGAGCCCGGAGTTACAGCCAACTGACTGCCAGACCAAGCAAGCTCAGGGAATTCAGTTGCAGCAGTTGCAGACCATACGCCAAAGGTACGACCAGCAGATTTAGCATTAAGTTTGTAGCCAATATCTGTAATACCGGTGGTAGGTGCAACAACGTCAGCAGAGGACAGACCGTAGATCTTATCCATTGCTTGAATGGTATCGGACAGAGCTTCTTGTTCAGCAACTACTTGAGTTTCAGCAGTCAGTTCATACCAGATGTCATTATCAGCATCAACGGCAAGAAGAGCAGCAGGCCAAGTTTCAGTGGCTGTGTTTACACCAACGAGGTTTACCGAAGTCAGAACACTCCAAGCTGTACCGGGTACAGTGGCTGCCAGAGTCAGGGTAGTTGTGCCGCCGACTGTAATACCAGTTGGTGTACCAATAGCAGCTTTCAGACCAGTTACGATAGTAGTGGCTGTAGCACCAACACCTGATGTGAAAGTATAAGGGGTGCCATTAAGAGTAACAGTATAAGCAGTGCTATCAGCAACGGTTGGTGTAAATACTACACTATCTACTTGACGACGACCAACAACGATAGATGGAGGTGGGGCACCAATTACAGAATCTTGGCCAAATGCCTTGCTAGCCATAATGTAAACATTACTAGTAGTAGCGAAATCACCACCAACTTCAGTAATATTTAGGTAGGTACGTGCACGTTCAGCAAAATTAGTAAACGTAGCAAGGATAAGGGGAATTGCGAAGCTAGTCGTAGCAATAGCAGTGGTCTGATCGGTAATAACAACCGAAACTACATCATCCAAATCGGACATAGGTATTGTGATCCTTTGTTATGTAGCCTTTGCTACGGATAAATGATACTTTCTGGAATTTTTATAATTACTGGAATCTCTGAAGCCTCATCAGCAATGACTACGCCTTCAACAACGTCAACAAGTTGGTCAGTAATAGTGATGTAGTTAAATGTTACATCAAGATTATGATACTCAACCCATTTGGTATCTCTTTTCTGAGGTGCCCTACGAATCTGGCTTTTCCTCATCAACCCCAATTTATTTCTTTGTAACTCTAAACGAGTAAGGGGGTTGTTATTAATGTTCTGTGTGAAGCTTTGGGACATATCGCCACTCAAACTTCCAATAAAACTTAGTTGGCACATGACTTCATAAGCTACTTGAAACGTCAGTGTCTCGTTAGTGTTAGCTAAAGTAGAAGTACTGTGATGACCCTGTTGTTCAATATTCAATATATTTACAACAACATAACTCTCAGCAGGCTCGGTTCCGTTCGAATTACTGAAAATCACGATAGGGTTTGTAAATTCTGATAGGGCTGATAGGGCACTTCTACGAATGGCAGCTCTAACGTCTGTGTAAATACCTGCCATCAGTTACTCCCTTTCTTTTCTACTTTAGCTGTTACGTTAGCAATCAATTCGCTGGAATCAACCAAAGGATTATCAAAACCCTTCATCTCAACAGTCAGTGGTGAGTTTCGTGGCGTATCCCAATCAAGCATCACTTTACGAAGAGTCCTTTCAAAGTTACTTGTACTCTTCTGCATAGCTGTGAGGACAGACTTACCTGTAAGGACGGCTTGCACCATATCCTTGAAATCATCCTTATTAGCGCCAGCTTTAAGAGCTCCCGGTAATCCTACTGACATGAAGGGTCGTGGGGGAGTAATAGCACCGGGAACTAAAGAGTTAGCCCCGTTGATGTGACCTTCATTGTTCCACTGAGCAACTTGAGCAAATGGAAGATTGTCATTATCAGAACCGTAATTCTGACCTTCAAACCAACCTAAGTTTACATTATAGATTTCAGCTTCTTTGAGATTCTTTTTAAGCTTCTCCCAGCCAGACTTATCAACCTTCAACTTAAAAGACATTTTCACTATCCTTAGCTTGGGGTTAATTCAATTCTGGCTGCTTGAATTTTAACGTGCTCAAGAATTCCCATTCCGTTGGTCCAATCATCAACCTTCATAATCTTATAACGATCATTCTTCCAAATGAACTCATCAGCATCCCAGCCTGAAGTTCCCTCTTTAAGAGTACGGGCATAATCAGCAGAGTAAAACTTAACCCACACCCTTGTCCTGTCAGCTTCGGGAAGCATCATGATTTCATAAGGCTTTAGTGGCTGGATATTTACTTGAAGAGGCACTTCAGTAACAGTGCCCTCAACCCAATCACCATCAACAAATGAGCCAGATGTTTGTCTGTAGATTGTCAGAGGAATCTTATGCGTTAAAAGGAATTGTGGTTTTAACATATCGACTCCTAATAAACAAAAGTATCACCAGCAGCATGACAACTATCACATCCTGTTTCACAACAAACTGCTTCCCTGCAATTATCGCCATCACAAACTTCAATATTCATGAGCTTACTTGGGCAACTATTAGCGGACCAAGGCATTAGCCCCATAGGAATCAATACTGTAGGATTATTAATGAAGTTACCAAGAGCTGCTAGATAGTTCTTAGCGTAGTCGTTCCACACTTCAATCTCACCAGTCCTCTCACGGGATGAATATCCGGAGATAGTAAAGGAGGCTGAAATTGCTGCCATCCGTGCAGCTTGATAAACATTCTGATTGTTTAGATCAAGAAACTGTTGAATTTCAATGTCACTAAATACCGGATAAAACGGATTGGAAATTGTATCGCCAATCAAAAGTCGAACTTGTTCTACGGGCGTTAAGGCCATAGCCACTCCTAGTAAATTAAGGAGGGCAGACAAGCTGCCCGAGTATCAAGGAAAAATCTGTTCGTACTCTGGACTGTAACGAACATTGACAAGGTTGAAGTTATCAGGAGTATTATCCAGCGCCCACTGCTCAATTGTAGATTCATCAAACACACCTGCGCCAGGGCTGGATGAATGTTCAATAGTGAGGTTGATGTAGCCACCACTTCCGTTAGAGTAATCGATTAAAGCTCTAGATGCCATAAGAATTCCTCAACTTAGCTTGCAGGCATAATACCGGCAGCAATCAATTTAGTAAGCAGTGCATTATAAGCAGCAGTTGCAGCAGCAAGGTTTGCAAATTCAGCAGCTTGTGCAGTGAAAGTAATTTGTTTTACTTTACCAGCCAGTGCAGTTGTTGCAGCGGGAACCAGAGCGCCAGTTGCTACTTTTGCATCCATCTCTTGTGCAGCAAAGATCCAACCATTTTTAGTTGTTACAGCCATATTCTTTTACTCCGTCAATAAGGGGAGGGGGCACTACGTCCCCATCTCCATTTGATTCTTAAGTCAACGACAGACGCACGATAGCTTCTGGATTCAAGCAAGCGTTCAAGAAGTTCTGTTCAGTCATGATTTCGATCTGATCATCTTTCTCGTTCAGGTATTCGAAGAAATAGCTGCCCTGAGCACGACGGTTGATGCTGCCAAAACGGTTAGCCGGAGCGTAGTAGGTTTTGAGGAAGTTACGGACACCAACAGGCATCATGTAAGCGTCACCTTCTGGGATGAACGGTACGAAAGTACCAGCAGCATTCTCATAACCAGCAGCGCCAGCATTGATAAAGGTCATACCAAATACGCTCATCATTTCAAAGCGAGCATCCAGACCCGGTACATCAACACCACCAGCACCCAACAGGATACGGGTAGCTTGGCCTTGGTCAACATACTTGAATGCGTCAGTTACATAAGCATTCTGTTGAACAGCGTTGTAGTACGAATCAGAGCACAGCACAACGAAAGAACGAACAGTACCGGCTTGACCATCACGCAGGGCGTTACGGGTTGCTTTCTTAGCATCGTTGAAGTCTGCACGAGGATCGGTAGCCGAGGACAGATCGGTAACAATCTCAATACGAGTAACACCAAATTCAGTGTAGAAGTTGGTAACTACAGTGGCGCGCGGTGCATACACAGTACCAGTGGTAATCAACTGCATACGAGCAGCTTCTTTGGTCAGTGCGTGAGCTTCACGAACATCAATCATCTTGTCAGCACGAACCGATGCAACAGTTTCCAGTTCAGCAAACTCTGCCAGCGAACCAGCCTGTACAATGCCATCGACATCGTTAGGGGTGATTGCATCATCCAGTGGGAAGTGAGGGATTTTCAGCAGCAGGGAATCTTGTTCACGACCAGCGATGGTCTGGTTACGTTCGTCCCAGTTGCGATCTTCCAGCAGGTGGGATTTACGGGTACTACGAGTAATCTCGATAGTCTTCTGGGTGGAGTATACATCTTCAAACAGACCCAGTGCATTGGTGATACCAACGGTGTTGGGAATTACAATCAGCGAGTCGGTGCGGTCAACAACTTTACCGAGGTTCTGACGATCTAGTACAATAGCCATATTATTTATATTTCCTTAGCTTGGAGAGTTTGTTTAAACAGTCGCTTAAACTGTTTTAAGTACTTGGATGCCTTGTTGTT